TGCCAACCTGCGCTCTGCCGACCTGAGCGCTGCCGACCTGCGCGGTGCCGACCTGCGCGGTGCCAACCTATCGGAACTCACCGTCGCCCAAACCAGCATCCTCCCGGACGAAGGCGACATCATCGGCTGGAAAAAAGCCATCACACTCGACGGAGCGCCCATCATCGTAAAACTTCTCATTCCGGCCGACGCGCAACGCTCCAACGCCACTGGCCGCAAATGCCGCGCCAGCACAGCGCGAGTGCTCGACCTGCAAGACAAGCAAGGCAACAGCCTCCCACCGGATACCACGGCGTACAGCTCATACGATCCAGACTTCACCTACCAAAAAGGCGAAACCGTGCACGTCGAAGACTTCGACACCAACCGGTGGGAAGAATGCGCCCCCGGCATCCACTTCTTCATCACCCGCATCGAAGCAGCCGAATACTAGGAAAACCCAAATGAACACTGAAATACAACGATTCGACTTCAAAGGCGCGGCATTGCGCACACTGACTGACGAGAATGGCGAACCATGGTTCGTCGCCAAGGACGTGTGCGACGTGCTTGAGATCAGCAACGTAAGCCAAGCACTGGCACGCCGCATCGATGACGACGAGAAAAGTTCCATCACTTTAAATGATGGAACCCCCGGAAACCCGAACAGGGCAATCGTCTCCGAATCCGGCCTCTACGCTCTCGTCCTCGCATCCCGCAAGCCGGAGGCCCACGAGTTCAAACGCTGGGTGACTCACGAGGTGCTGCCCCAGATTCGCAGGACTGGCGGCTACATCCCAACCACGGACGCGGATGATGACATGACCATCCTCGCGAAGGCCGTGATGATCGGCCAACGCACCATGGAGGCGCAGAAGCAACGCATCGCCGAACAGTCCGAGCAGATCAGGGAACTGGAACCGAAGGCTCAAGCGCTTGATGATTTCACGAACGTGGAAGACAGGCTGCTTGTCCGCGACGCGGCAAAGGTCCTGTCGAACGCCGGAACCCCCATCAAGGAAAAACAGTTACGCGAATGGATGGCCGACCATAACTGGATTTTCAAATCCGGTGGCTCTTGGCGGGCAACCGCAGCGCATTGCGCTGCGGGTCATCTTGTGATGGTCATGTCTCAAAAGCATGGAGTCAAGGATGATGGCATGGAGTTCGCCTTCCCTCCAACCGTGCGCATAACCCGCAAGGGTTTGGCGCTCCTGCACAAGCGTCTTGGCGAGATCACATTGGACAAGGCGCTTGACGCGGAGGCGACGGAATGACGTTGTTGAATCCTCCCGCACCACCACAGGAGTTCGTTCTTGACGCTGGCGGACACTGCGTGTTCCGCATCAACGAGCGGAAAGGCGCATCCATCGTCGAAAAGGACGGAAAAAAGACGAGCACATTGTATGAGATTCCAGAATCGAAACTGGCTGCGTTCATCCAATGGGCTTCCGACGTTCACGGTCAATCACGATAGGAGACAGTAATGGAAGACGATTACAAGACCCGCATGGTCGAAGAATACCACGAACTCAAGGAACGCATCAGCAAACTCGATGATGCCGTCACCAGATACAAGAGGGGAGAGCTTGAGTTCAACCCGAAATGCCTTGGCGGCATGACCGTCGCCCAACTCTACATCATGCAAGACTACCTGCACGTCCTCTTCGACCGCATCAAAGCCATGGGCATCAGCCTCGACTCCGACGACGAGCCACTGCCACCTGAACCGCAATCGCATGGATTCTTCATCCCACGCGACGGCAAACCATACCTGATTCTCCATGACATGGACGGCGAATGGTCATACGTGACGAACACGCCTGCCGTCATGTGCAAAATCAACGCTTGGCGTGAATTATCCTACGATGGCGACAGGTTCAGTGGATACCTTAACTGGGAGCAGCTGGTCGAAGACTTCCAAGATTCAGCCTTCCCACTCATCCCACTGAACGCTTCCAATATGCCGGCAATCGCCAAGGCGCTCGCCGACAACGACTGATTCTTCCCCATCCGCCTGCAACCCGGATGGGGACCCATAAGCTTCGCCAGCCACTCCGATAAACAATCAAACAGTGGAAAATTGAACGTTTATCGAATATCCACGTTCACCGGCTGGCAAAGATGGAACATCCCATGATGTTCCATGCCGTGGCGAAACACATCCAAACGAACCGTCACAAGCGTTTGCATACACGCGCCGCCACGGCAATCGTCCAAGCCCACGCAGTGGGAACAGGAACCGTACCACAAGACCATCGTCAATCGAACCAGACACCACATCTTCTCCTGTACTCAAAGGTATACGACGATGATCTCGAACGGCTCGCGGTCCGAATCCGCGCTTGGACGCCAGCGGCATGACGTCAACGCCACCCATCGGGACGAAGTTTTTCACTTGGTTTTCTCCGCCCCGCATCGGGAACGATGGTCGGCCAGACTGGGTTTCCTTATTTTCCCAGTCGCCCCGCACACCCTTTTGCGAGCCAACCGTCCAGCGTCATACCGCAACCCGCCTACACCAACCACCAATCCAAGGAAGGAACACACACAAATTGACGGCACCCATCATCTTCGAAGACGGCATCCTCACCAAAGACGAGGCAATCGCCTTCACAAAAGTAGGAAAGAAAACATTCGAAGACCTGTACGGGCCCCTCGGATACCAATCAGGCCAAAACAAACTCTTCACAAAAAAGGAACTCCTACTCCGATTCTACGAAATCAAGGACCAAGCAAAGGAGATCAAACGATGACCACCAGACGACTAGTCACACCGAAAGACATACGCGACAGACAATTCCGACTCTCATTCCCATTCATGGGATACGACGCCAACCAAGTTGACGACTTCCTAGACGACTGCGCGCTCACCATCCACGCCCTCTGGAACGCAAACCGGAAACTCGCCACGGAAAACAGACGACTCCAACACGAGAACCAAACCCTCAAAACCGACGTGAGCTTCTACAAGCTCGCGGTAGACACCATCGAACACCAAACAAAGGAACAACAATGACCAACACTCCCGAATACGACTTCAGCAGCCTCCGCCCCGACGAACTCAACTCCACCATCGCCGGACTCACCGCACTGAACAAACGAAGCGCCGAAGCCCTCAAAGCCGCAAAGGAAGAATGGCGGCGCTCGCATGACGGCGGCGATAATGAGCGCGCCGTGTTCGCCGGACTGGATGCTGGTGAAATCAGTCTCAGCAAAGGCACCGAAGGCCATTACGTGGTCGTTGACGAGCGTGCGTATGGTGCCATGCTGCATGACAGCAAATTCCTCATCCCCGGTGGAAAAGCTGCGGCTGAGGACGTGTGGATGCCACGCCCCGAAGCGAAGTCGGAGGCATATCTGAAGGACATGATCGCGGACCATGACGGCGAACTCCCGCCCGGCGTCGAGTTCAAGCCGGGACGCGCCCAGACCGTCACGCTTCGCACCACGAAAGGATTCGTGGACAAGGCGTTCACCAGCGAGATAGCCCCGAAGATGTTCCAGATGCTCACTTCGACCAAGGAAGAGTAGCCATGTGCAAAAGCCTTACCATCACCAACGAGCAGGACACTTGGAGCCGCGCCCAGCTCGCGGCGCTGTCCCAGCTTGGAGTGCAGAACGCGCAACAAGCCGACTTGGCGGTGTTCCTGCACCAATGCCAGCGTACCGGACTTGACCCTTTCAGTCGTCAAATCTACCTGATCGAACGCCGTCAGAAGCAAGGCAACGAATATGTTTCCAAGCAGACAATCCAAGTCGGCATTGACGGTTTCCGTCTCATCGCCCGTCGTGCGGCGGACAGGAACCATGAACTGTTCAGCGAACCGGAAACCCTCTGGTGTGGAGAGGATGGCGTCTGGCATGACGTGTGGATCGCCCAGACCCCTCCGGTCGCGGCGAAAGTCACCGTCCGTCGAGGAGAAGGCGAGTTCACCGGCGTGGCCCTCTACAGGGAATATGTCGGAACCCGTTACGACAAGAATCTCCACAGGCAGGTCCCCACCAGCATGTGGTCTTCGAAACCGGTGACCATGATCGCGAAATGCGCGGAAGCCCTCGCATTACGCAAGGCGTTCCCGCAGGATTTGAGCGGCCTGTACACGACCGACGAGATGCAGCAGACCAACAACGAGACCGAAGAGGAAATGGTCGAAGCCGAAGTGGTTGACGAGCAGCCACGTCAGAAGCCACGGCAATACGCTCCGCAGGTCCGTCAAGGCCAGCCGGAGCAGGCAGCTGCCCAGGCCCCATCCAACGGTCCGGCCAGTCCCGACCAGTTGAAGACAGTCACCGACATCCTCCGCGCCTGCCAGATCAAACCGGAAGATGCTGACGCGTTCGTCCAGAAAATCCTCCACGACCAGACGGTCACAAGCGTAAGCCTCACGGCAGTGCAGGCCCAAACATTCATCAACGAATACCACAAGCACATGCAGCAGCAAGGAGCAGCACAATGAAATACAACCCGAAGAAACTCACCTACGGCGACGCGCTCAGAATCTCGACAGCCAACATGACCGTCACCGTCGAAGACGAAAACGGACAGCACGTCACCGGCAAGCTGAAGCACATCGGCCCGAATGACGCGCTCGCCGGTGACAACCTTGCGCTCCGTGATCTCATAGCATTGGCGCTCATCATCACGGACAACGAGTATTTCGTCGTCCGAGATGATGAGGGAATCCTATACCCGGCCATCAGATTCGACCATGACCTGAACGTCACCTGGAATACGATCATCTCCATCGAAGAGAATCCCGACGACGGCGAGGAGCTGGACTTCGCCGAATGGAAGACGAAGCTCGTCAAGGACGAGACCCCCACCGCCGACGTGGACAAGCCAACCACCGACACCCAAGCGGAGGAGTGGGAGAAGCAGCTGCCCAAAGCCAACGGATTCTACAAGGCCGCGACCGGCAGCGTATGGCTCCACGCGGGCGACACTTGGACGCCCATCCTGAACCATCACGGCAACGTTCCGCCGAACGCCTTGCAGCAGACCACCGAGGCATTCGCCTTCAGCAGCGGCCATTCGAAACGATTCCCGTTCGAACGCCTCAGCGAGAAGAAACTGCCTACCCGTCCGGGCTTCTACCGCAACAAGGACAAGACGAACCTGTACCACCTCGACAGTTGCGGCGTGTGGAAGCTCATCGCCTACATGGGACCGGACTTCGACTCGCATTCGTTGAAGGACCCATGGGAATCGCGGTTCATTCCGGTGTTGAGCGGCGAGGTCATGTCCGAGAGACACGTCCGAAACGACATGCCTCTCCACTACTGCACGCTCGGTCTCAAACAACCGAAGGAAGCGGACTGCGGAGGCGAACTTTGAACATCACCAGACGAGCCGGATGCACGTGCGCATACTGCGTGCGTCACGATCCAGTCAAGACGGGACTCATCCCATACTGCCGCAAATGCGGCAAAAGCACTTGCGCCGCAGCACGAAGCCACATGATCATGTGCAACGTCGAAGCGGCCAACAGACACAAGACGGCCGACTGTCTCAAAAACATGAAAGCCAAAGACCAGCAAGGATGGGTCGGACTCGAAACCCATCCACGACACGACAAGGAGAACAAGCAATGAGCACTCCGACCATCATCCTCGTGGGACGAATCGTCAAAATCAAAAAGGACGGCAACCTGTTCAACGCCGGAACCACGAAGAACGGCAAGAACTACATCCAGTTCCGCATCCTCTGCTCCAACAGGGTCAAGAACCCGGACGGCTCATGGGGTTACGGCGCATCCTGCTCACGCACCTGCGAAGCATGGAACGATCTCGCCACGCACATCCAGAACAGCATCAAGGAAGGCGACGAGTACATCGTCATCGGCAATGAGTCCGATGAGCGTTTCGATGATTCGTCCGGCGTCACCCACTACACGCAGAAGGTCAACGTCCGCGAGATCGGTCCGAGTCTCCGATGGGGCACCGCCCAACTGGTGAACGCAAGCCAGCAGTACGGCCAACGCCAGGCCGCATCCGCTCCCGCTCCCGCCATGCCGCAGCAGGCAGGCCCCGACCCGTGGAGTGGCGGCGGATTCGACGGATTCGGACAGTCCGCAGGAGAACCGGCGTTCTGATGTCACGCAATCGACAGTCGGCCAAAAAAGCCGGAACGGCAATGGAAACGGCGGTGGAACACTACCTGCAATGGGCGTTGAACGACCAGCGCATCATCCGCCGCCGTCTCCACGGCAGCAACGACCTAGGCGACATCGCCAACATCTTCTTCCACGGACAGCCGGTATGCGTGGAAGTCAAGAACACCAAACTCCTCGACGCCACGAAACACTACAACGAGGCGGTCGAGGAGGCCGGAAACCTTGACAGCCCCTACCCGTGGGTCGTGCAGAAGAAGCCACGCGTCGGCCTATCCACGCTCGAACGAATCGGAAGGCAGCTCGCCTACACGGATTGGGACACATACAACACCATGTGCGCGTTGGCAGACAACGACAGGTACTTCACCCCACGAATCAGGACTGAGTTCCTAGGCAGACGCAAACAACTCGTGTGCGTCACATTGAAAAGCCTCGCACTCATCCTCAACGACGGACTGCCACTCGGACCGGAAGGACAATCATGATCGCGATAGTCGCCATATGCGCCCTCGTCGTCAGCGTCATCGGATTCTTCATCATGCTCGGCTCGTTGAACCTCATCGACCGTAACAGTCCGTCAGGCGACTGGCTGTGGATATTGGGCATGACCCTAGTGGAAGGCGGTGCGATAACCATCCTCACCGACATCGGGATAGGACTCATGACATGACGGGAGAATCTGAAGTGAGGGACGGCTACACCCGACTCGACAACGGATTCTGGGCCGACGCGAGGATATGCAGACTCCGCGACGAAATGCCAAGAGCGGCGCTCATCTACGTCATGGCATTGAGCTGGTGCAGCTGCAACCTCACGGATGGAGACATCGACACCGACCAGCTGACGTACACGCTTGGCGCATCCGAACAGGAGATCGAAACCCTCATCGACCTCGGCCTGTTCCAACAGACCATCACCGGCGTGCGCATCAACGAATACCAGTCGAACGGGAACCACACCAGAAAAGAACTGGCCGACCGGACGGCCCGCAACACGGCAAGCAAACGCCGAAGCCGCGCACGACAGGCATCCGACGACAAGTATTCCGCCGATTTCGAAACCTTCTGGAAAGCGTATCCACGACACGTTGACAAGCGTCCAGCCTGGAAAGCATGGAAGAACGCCATCCAAGACACGGGCGCGGACACCATCATCAACGGCGCCCGAGCCTATGCCAGACAGGTCGAGATCGAAGGAACCGAACCCAAATACGTCAAATACGCGGCCACATGGCTCAACGCGGCGGGATGGGAAAACGAATACGACATCCGACCAACCCTCACCCTCCGCACCAATCCGACCATGATGAGCCGCAACGAATCGAACCGCATGGCGAACCTCAACAGGGCATGGCAGTACATGAGCGACGAGGAACGCCAACGGGCGATGGGAGGAACAGGATGATAACCAAAGGAGAGGCCGCGATGCTGCTGACCGCGATCAACGCGCATCACGGCAACGCCCAATGGGACGACCTGCAATTGGACGAGTTCTACCGCGAACTCGACAAGCGCAACAACATCCAAGACATGCGGACGGCGGTCGTGAGATTCTATGCGACCAAATCGGACAAGTGGATGCGTGCCGCCGACATCAACATCCTCTGCAAGAAAATCCGCGCAAGCCGGGTTCCCGACGAGAACACCATCCAACAGCTCGCCGCCAAGCATCACGTCACGGCGGACGACTATTGGGAGTTCAAACGTCGCGTCGTCTTCGGCACCGCGCGGGAAGCCCAAGAGTTGGGCGAAGCAGTCAGCAAGGCCCTCGAACAGGCCGACCGTCCGCAAATCGCATCCAAGCCCATCGCACGCCAGCCAACCGTGGACGACGATCTGGGAGACCTGTTCAAAACACCATGAGCAAATGGAAGGAAACCAACAAGTACGGCATCCACGAAAGCAAAGCCGCCTACTGGCGTTACACGCGGCGGATGGACAAGGAAGCCGAAATCCTCAAGGAACTCGAACCCAATCCGCCAACGCATGTGGACCTGACTGGATTCGAAGACTACATCCAACGATTACGAGAACCGAAGGAGCCAACAATGGACGACAATTTTCTCATCTGGTTCGATGTCGAAACCAGCGGACTCGACCCAATGTCCGACAATCTACTGGAAGTCGAAGCCAGAATCACCGACATGAAGGGCCTTCGGGTGCCATTCAACGACGACCCCCTGATATTCCATAGGGTCATCCGTTTCGATGACAACACGCCAATCCGCGCGTTCAACAGCACGACCATCGACATGCATTCCAGAAACGGACTCATCGGCGAATGCATGAACGCGGAAGACACGCTCAAAAACGTGGACAAGCAGATGGCCGCCTGGCTCATCGACACGGGCCTCGACCCCGGTCTCATGCATCCAGCCGGAACCAACGTCCACTTCGATATCCGATGGCTCGACGTGAACATGCCCAACACGAGCGGCATCCTCCACAAGCTCAGCCACCGGCGACTCGACCTCACCAGCTTCCGCCTCTTGCGACTCGCCCACGGCGGCGACCCATACGATCGCGGACACGAAACCACGCATCGCACAACCGACTGCCTCAACCGAGACATCTCCGAATACAAAACCATCATCAACCAGCAAGGACAGCGAAAATGACCCTAGAAACCCTCGAAATCCAACCGCTCACCCCAAACGCCACAATCACCCGCGCCCACGACGCGGACGCCGGACTCGACCTACACTGCATCGAAGACTTCCACATCGACGGACTAGACCGCATCACGGTGGGAACCGGCATCGCGATCAACCTGCCCGAAGGCTACATGGCACGAGTCTGCCCACGTTCCGGCCTTGCCAGGAATTACGGTATCGACATCCTCGGCGGCATCATCGACGCCGGATACCGTGGCGAGATCAAAGTCATCCTGCATAACACGTCCACCAGCCGCATCAACTTCCGTTGCGGCGACCGTATCGCGCAACTCGTCATCACGCCGGTGGAAACCCCCAGAATCCGCAAGGTCGTCGAATTCACCGACACGACGGAACGCGGGGGAAACGGATTCGGCTCGACCGGACGATGAACGACAGGAACCAGCCATGAAACGAAACGTCTACACCATCCACGGACAACGATTACGAAACACACAAGCGTCAATGCTTGTCCACATCGTCGAAACGCATCGAATGCCATCATCCGCGGCCTATGCGAAACCGTTGGTCACGTTGGGTTCCCTCATCGACAGGAATCTCATCATCCCCCTCGCGGACGGCACCTACAAGCCGACCAAGCAAGGCATCGAGACCGCCGACGCGATCAAACGATTAGACAAGGAAGAGCCAACACGACGGCCAAACATCGTTCAACGTGGCATCAACCGAAACTTCAACAAGTACTGGAACGACTACTACTCGCATCCACGCACATACGAATACCACCCGACATTGGAAACAATCTGCGAAAGGAACCGATGATGCAGACACTCAGCCCGAAACAGCAGGAAATGCTCGCTGACGTGAGCAACATGCAAGGCCAATATCAGGCCGTCAATAACCAGACAGGCAGGGCACTGCTCCGCAAGAAGCTCATCCGTCAAGTGAACGACCGGTTCGAGACAACCAAGGAAGGCGAACGACTGCACATGGAAATCGTGAACCAGGCATTCGAGAAAGCAAAGATGGTGCTAAATGACTGACAACATAAACCCAAGCCACTATAAGGACGGCCCATTCGAATGCATCGAACTATCCAGTTTGCTCAGCTTCGACTGGGGTAACGTAATTAAATACTGCTACCGGTGGCGCGACAAGAACGGTGTCGAAGACCTCAAGAAAGCACTCTGGTATGCGAAGCACGCAATCGATAACAACGTGCCGTTCCTTGCCATGTACCTCGGGCCGGACAACGACATTATCACAGCCAGACCCATCAGGCTTCTCGGCATTCTAGAAGCCGAGAACTGGGCCGATCTCGAACCATTCTGGAATGAAATCAAGTGGGGATGTTACAAGAAGGCGGTCAAAGTGCTGGCCGACAAGATCAATGAAATCGAAAAGGATGGTGAGTGATGAACCGGGACCGGGTAATCATCGTCGCGATTATCTGCATGACGATTATCTTCATCGCGTCCACCGTATCGCCAGCCGGTTCCAGCGGGAAAACCGGCGCGGGATTCCAGATGGAAACCGTCAAGACCGGTGACGTGACATGGGCGTGCTTGAAGCATAACGGCGAATACATCGGCTGCAACACGGTGGAGACGGTCAAATGAATGTTTTCGCAGGCAAGACCGGCTACATCGTCTGGCCGCAAGGAGATACGGGAGTTCACACATGCCGCGTGTACGACTCACTGGATGAAGCTGTGGGCGCGGCACGTTCCAAAGCCGACTTCCACCACAGGGCGTATGAGGTGCGTACCGCTTATGAGAGTCCGGCAAGAACCATCAGAACAATCAACCCAAGGAGACACCAATGAGCGACAGAGTGAAAGTCGGCACGAGCAAGGTCACGTTCCGTGTGCGCGCGTTCGACTATCCGCAGATTGAGCTTGCATCCGTCGAAGTGGATGTGCCGATGTACACGAAGGCGGACAACAAGCTCGACAACATGCAGCAGGGACATGTCACGGCGGACGTGCCGGACGGTTTCAACGAGAAGGTCAAAGACGCATTGCATGTGTTCGCGGACACTCTACAGGCATCGTTCAACGAAGAAGGAGAGCGAAATGTTGAGAAGCATTGATTTCAAAACCATGCCTTACCTGTTTACCGACAAGGCTGGCACTTGTCTGACCGTGGAGTTCGACGGCAGGGAACTGGATGGCATCTACAAGCAGGTGAAAGCCATGTACGATCAGGAGCGCCCGTCTAATGGCATGCCCATCGAACCAATGGAACCGGGCTGGTATATGACTCGGGATGGTGAAGACCTGTTGAGCTTCGACGGTGACGCATGGCATATCCACAATCTCGGTGGTGCGGAACCGTTCGCTGACGGTGGTCTGGAAACGATGGACTGGAGCGTGGTCAAACGAACGTTCGATGCTGACTCATTTCCTTTAGTTCCAGTCAATCCAAGGAAACCGAATATGACAGGGGAGTCCACGGATGTTCAACAGAAAGCATAGGGAAGTCCGATACGTCAAATGCCCGTACTGCGGTAGAAACCCAGTCTTCATTGAAGGCCGCAGCATCACGGACAAGAACCGGATGGTCATGCATTACGAGTGCCCGGAAAATCATCTGACCACCGGCGACACGCCATATCCAAGCCGAGCATTGGACCTTTGGCTTCTCGCAGTCGGCAAGGTGCTGAAAGTCGATGACGTGATAAGCGACTACTTCGCCAAACAGCAAGAGAAGGGGACAGGACGATGACCGAGCATGAGGAATACTGCGTGAGCATCCGCGAATCCTACAGAATGTCCGGCAGCACGCTGGTTGGATACGTGGTGACGTTATGGAGGTGGAACCCTCTCGACGAAACATGGTGGTTTGCGGCCATACGCGACTACCTGTTCGTGGACTACAACGGCAGTCGCAGGAAGGCGTTGCGGCAGGCGAGACGGGACGCGAGAAGACTCGCCGGAATCTTCGACTGCACTAACCATGACACCAACGAGGAAGGAATGTGGCAATGAGCGTGCTATACCACGGTGGAGTTCCAGACCTGAAACCCGGCGACACCATCGAACCGGGCCACAGCCGCGACAACTACGACGATTGCCCGATCTGCCGCGCCAGACGCGAAAAAGGCGCGGACGCGATCGAAGGCACCGGACACCCCGAACAGGTGTACTGCACCAGATACCGCGACTACGCCGCCCTCTACGCGTCGATGTACGGCAAGGGCGACGTGTACCAGGTGCGGCCCGTCGGAGAGCTCGAATCCTCCGACGAGGACTTCGACGGCTGCTACCGGTGCGACCGGCTGGTGATTGTCAGAGCCGTCGAAAGACACGTCACCCTCACTCCGAAACGTCGCCGGAAGGTCATCCGGTTCATGCAGCGGTTGGAGGGTGGCATATGCCTGAACCCGCTGCCACGAAACGCCACCCCGGAAATGATCGAACGTTGGGCGGCACGCGAATACGCCGACATGCGGCACATCATGCGCGAAGCCGAAAGGAGCATCAAATGAGCATGAGAGTGAGAACAACCTACTTGGCGATATGCGACTATCCGGGCTGTTGCCTGGGGCACGAATTCTGGGAATTAACCGAGGAACACGCAATCGAAACCGTTATCGACGATGACGAATGGCTGTGCCTGTTCACCGGTGATAATGAGCCGAGATTCTTCTGCCCCCTGCACTTGCGATACAGGCCAGACTCCTCGCCGGATGACTCGCCGACAGTCTTTTTCGATTCAGACAGTCCAACAACACAATCAACCTTGCACGCTCTAAACAAGTACTACGAGGATATGAGCACACCGCAACCACTGCCAAAACTGGAATGCGAGGACACCATACTAGCGGTTCTCACAAGCGAGGACACGAAATGAGCGCGTACCAACCTGTTCTTGACCCTGCTTGCGGCGGGCGAATGTTCTGGTTCGACAAATCAGACAGCCGTGTGCTCTTCGGTGACGTGCGCGACGAAAGTTGGGAACTATGTGACGGACGCAGATTCGAAGTCAAGCCGGACATGCTGATGGACTACCGCGATCTGCCGTTCCCTGACGAGACGTTCCGTATGGTCGTGCTCGACCCACCGCACCTGCGCAATGCGGGAGAAACGAGCTACATGGCGCAGAAATACGGATGCCTCGACCAAGAGACATGGCAAACAGATATCAAGACCATGTTCAGCGAGTGTTTCCGCGTCCTGAAAGAGCATGGAGTGTTGATTTTCAAATGGAATGAGACACAGATACCCGTATCGCAGATTCTCAAGCTCACAGCGCACAAGCCACTCTTCGGCAACAAGCAGCCGAACCGCACGGGAACACACTGGATTGTCTTCATGAAGGAGGACGCGAAATGAATAAACGGTACAAGGTTTGCCCACTTTTTTGGAGTGATTACGGCGATGAGCGCACCTTGATGAATATGGGTGTGTTTGAAAAGTTGCTGAACGAGGGTTGGCAGATTCTGCGGGTGGATACCATGCCGACAACGGAATTGCGTGATAACGCCGTCACAGCGACGAACGTCTACATCCTTGAGAGGGAGGCTAATGATGATTAGTCAATACGACAAGGACATGTGTTGCCTGTATATCGCTGAGGGGATGAACTACATCTGGCAACAACGAGAGAACCAAGAGCTTTCCCGAATACTTGAATCATTGGCCGATAGGAAGCTCATGAAGCGTGTCCATGGCGGGTATGCGATCACGCTCAAGGGATTGTTGGCAGTCAAGGTGTGGAGACTTCACCTGTTCCTGTTCCATCACGATGAATACAAGTACTTCAGGAGGAAGAAATGAGCAGGGCTGAAACCACCGCCATGCTGTCCAAGCTGGTCGAGAAGAGGTTGAAGAATCGCGTGAGCTATTGGGCTAGCGAGGTTAACTTCGACCGGAACACGCCTGACGAGCGGCGAGTGGATTACGTGGGCTTCAAGCCATTGAACGTCAACGGCGAACCGGTGCCCGCAAGCGTGGAGAAAGGCTGCTTCGGGTTCTACGAGGTCAAGTCATGCATGGCTGACTTCACGAGCGGCAACGGCCTGACGTTCTACGGCGACCAGAACTATCTGGTCTGCACGAAGGAACTGTGCGACGAGATCGTATGGCAGAAGATGGTGCCGCCGCGAGTGAACGCGATTCTGACACCGGATTCGACCGGCTCGAAACTGATTCTCGACTATGTGCAGTCCTACAACGACCTGTCATACAGGAGGCGTCCGGCAAGCGAAATCCTGTGGGCCATGGTCAAAGCTAACGGAAAGAGGACTAATTGAGCATCATGCTTGACGAGGCCGACGCTTACGAGCGTGGCATGGATGATGATTTGACGTTTCAGACGGTTCGGGAGCTTGCCGGTACAGCGTACATGGCCGGACGTTCTGCTCCACCAACTGCCGTTGAGATTGAGGCCGTGGCGAGAAAACTGCTGTGGACGAGCCGCACATGGGACGGCATCGACGGCGACTATCAGGCAAAGGACGAGGAGGATGCATGGGATTACGCCGGCGAAATCCTCGGCATGCGCGAATGCTACGCCGCACAGGCCAGAGATCTGCTCGAAATCGCACGGAAGGCGGTAAACGAATGAGCAAAGACATGGAGAAGATCATGTACATAATCAAGAAAGCGTCCTACGCGTTCAACGTGATAGCGATGCTCGCAATCATCATCATACAAATCACCGACAACGCGAACCCTATATCCATAGCGATACTCTCGTTCCTCTTCGGAGCATATGTGATGATCGTGTTCGTCATACTGTACGACGAACACTTGGAGAAGGAATACGAGTGAGCCTACGGAAACAGGTCCTCCACTACGCGGACCTCGACTACGACGCGGACGAGATAAGCCACCTACTGCACGTGGACAGGGGACTCGTACTCCAAATCGAAGCCCACCGCAACGACCCCGAACCAACCACACCAACGGAAGGCGAACAGCCAACGCTAATCTGACACACACACTATACTAGACAAGTCGCCCAACGGTTGCAAACAAAGGGTTGAGGCAACAAGACCAAACACACCCAAAACGCAACCAAGGAGCCAACACTTGACGCAAACCACATGCGCGATATGCTGGAAAACAACCGACGACAAGCATATCCTCTGCACATCCTGCGAAAACAAACTCCAATTCGATCTGCAATGGTTCGAAAACCACCTGCAAGACCTCGAATGGCGCACAAACCGCATGGACAAGACAGGCAACGGCGGAGGTGGCAGTCATAACGGACTCGCCACCTCCCCGGCACCATTACGCGAAACCGCGTTCGAACTCATCGAAGGCAACGGCACGGACGACATTCCAAGCCTCCGTGACATCATCAACGAATACGCGCGATGCCTGAACGTGACCGCCCCATACGACCGGAAACTCGAAACACTCATCCGCAACATCCGGCTCACCGACAAGTGGAAGACCAGCAAGGCAACACCAACCTACGCGCGAATCATCCACCGTATCCGACGCAAGGCTCAGGAACTCCTCGACTTTACCCTCGAAGACCAGATCATCATCGGCGAATGCCCGACCGAAGACTGCCATCACATCGTGAAAGTCATTCCAAACGCCGCGTTCGCGCCGAAATGCCCCGACTGCGGTCAAGTGTATCCAGTATCCGCCATCCGTGAGAACAGGCGACGCAAACTCCTATCCACGCACATCACCGGCACTCAGACCGAAATCCGCAAACTGCTACTGCAATGCGGCATCATCGTCAAACCCGGCACCATGCGCAGTTGGGTCAGCAGGGGAGACTTGGAACCCGTCGCACAGGTCAAGGACACTCGCAAGCAACGCTACCGGCTGTCCGACGTGTACAGGCTCGCCGTCAGAAACCCCGAAAAGGAAACGAACATTTGGATGCTCCTACAGGAGGAACAGGCATGAACATCGACCTCTCCAATCCGCCATACGCGGTCAAACTCAACGAACTCGGATTCGCATACTCGTACACCGACCGTGAGAAAGGCGTCATCGTCTACACTCATGCCGAACCCAGACTGGTCGGCTCTCCATGGATTAACTGTTGGGATGACATGGAATGCATCATCGACTTCGAGGATGCGAACTGCATGAAACCATCTTCATTCACGTTCAAGAACCTTCGCAACGGCGTCAGCAAAACCATTCCGGCAAGCAACCTCGCCACCGTGGAAGAGGTCATGCGTTGACCACCATCACCATCACCGACGACAATGGTCGTTCGACCACCTACCGGGTGGATGGCGAGATCAAACATTGTGTAGACCAATTCCATTCGCATGGCATGTTCGGCATCAACCTCACCGACCGCCGCCGACTCCACACACTCCAATTCACCACAGGTAAGGATGAAGCATGAAAGTCTACGTCGTCACTGCGAACGTTATGGACAGGGACGAATACAGGGATTACACGCTCAAACCGGTAGATAGGTGGTACCCGTATTTCACCATGAGGGAGAGAGTGGCTGACCAATACGGCGAGTACGTGAGCATCATGGGCGTTTATTCCACATTCGAGCAGGCGGAACATCGTTGGGATGAACTCGACCGTGAAGGCTTCGACGTTCTCCCGATCATTGAATGCGTTGTGGACGCGAACTGCTGGGAATACATAGGAGGCTACGCGGAATGAAGATTGTCAATCCGAAAACCGGGCACAAGATTGTTTTTTAGTTTAAGTGTTTGAAGAATCGAGGGGTATGATGTCTGATGGGATTAAAATTTTTTCACTTGAGACTATCTCTGGTGATTCTTTATTGAATGCATATCTGGATGTTTTTACGCGGTTTTATCCAGATTTTGATGAATGGTTTATGCGAAAAGTGGTACCTAATTTGGGTGTCACTCGTGAGATTTTTCTGGCAAAAATTGGAAAAGATATAGCGGGAATTTGTATAATTAAAAATTGCGAACAGGAAAAGAAGATTTGTTCTTTGCGTGTTTTTGAGCCATACCGTGGACAAGGTGTCGGTACGGCTTTAGTTAAACATGCGTTGGATGTTCTGAAGGATGATTATCCTCTCGTGACTGTGCCAGAGGAGTCTCTAACGCAGTATAAGCCTTTCTTTCGAAAGTTTAAATTTCAATTAAAAGATTCATATGATGGCTATTATCGCCTTGGTAAAAAAGAATATGCCTTTAATGGCTTTTTATAGGGGGAAGGAAGAATGAGCAAGATCAATATGACGGAAAACACCACCAGTAAATCAACGAACGAACTGTTTATGCGCGTGTTGCAAGTCGAATCACCGGAACTGTTCGACGGAAGCGACGATCAGCCGGTACGAGTAGTCGGCTACGATTATTCGCCATTCTGCGAAGCAGTCTGCGAAACCTGTGGCGATGACCCCGAAATGCTGACCATCGCATTCGAGACGAAAAGCGGCGAACGTTACAGCGAATACTACGACTATTTTGGACTGCCGAACATTTTGGAAGCATTGGGTAAATGGGATAAGCAGTATGGGATGGATAATGAAATAGGGCGGTGTTAAGGATGAAGTGGTTCACTAGTGACTTGCATTTCGCGCATCCGTTCGTGGCCGCGCTGCGCGGATACGCGCTACCCGGATACGCTAAGGATGCATCGATCAAACAACAAGCCGAACATGAGCATAAGCCGCTCAAGAACTGTGTTGACTGGCGGAAGCATGATGCCGACATCATCCGAAGCATCAACACGTATGTTGGCGAGGAAGACGAACTCTACATCCTCGGAGACATCAGTTCCGGCAGCACGTGGAGCGTAGACCAAGCGATAATGCGCATCCAAAACCTGCATGTACCACGCAAGAACAGGCATCTGATTCTCGGCAACCACGAACTGCACAGCTCCACCCGCACGCTGGAAAAGTTGGCAAGCGTGTTCGTGGAAGTCGGAATGGTCGGCATCACCGAAATCAGAGACGGGTGGGGCAACAATCCACACACGGTATTTTTAAGCCACTACCAATGGCGTGAAGACTTCACGCAAAGCAAACCACTGGGCGCAGTCTCAACCAATTGGAACGCGCCGGAATTAGCCGAATACGCGCTACCATACGTGAACAACACTTTGCTCCTGCATGGTCATACGCACGCGCATGACCCGCTTGAGTTCGGCAGGCATCAAAATGAGATCAACGTCGGATTGGACGCATGGTGTTTCGAGCCAGTCAACGAAGCCGAATTGGTGGACAATTGGCTACACACTGCGTTAAGTGTAGCTGAGTAGTCTACAATGGCATGATTATGCATTACATGGCAAACCCCGCCTTCGGGCGGGGGAAGCCGTCAAGCGTCCTTCACGCAGGCATGATAACCAATCATTGTTTGGTTGTCACCAAGTCTGAGCGAACTGTTCAATCTGCTCGGCTGTAAACGAATTACCTCTATCAGGATGACACTCATCAATCTTATAGAAAACATATTCGTCATACACAGCATGACCCTCATCATCCACGGCCTGGTCACGGTCAATAGGTTGAATGTAGCTAAGCTCACGATTTATCGCGTCAAGCTCGTAATCCTCACTATTCCAGTAGTGATAAAGATCTGCGTAAGTGCTGGTTTTGGTGAAATCGATGCTGGTCATTTTGGTTGTCCTTTCTTTTGCTGACATGATTAGTTCACAGGAATCCTGTGGATTCAACCACGGGAGTGCCAAGAAGTTTGGGCGGGTTAGGCCACTTCTATTCAACTGCATCGATCTGCTGCCGGAGTTCCTCTATCTCATTGGAAAGGATGGTGAGAAATTCTCGGTATTCGTCGAGTTCGACCGCCATATCGATGGATTCGCCCTCCAAATAGAACTGGCAGTCACCGTCATCGGTGAATGTTAGATCAGGAAAGTCGAACCATTGCCATTCGCAATCGTCCGGGTCGCCATGCCACCCGTTTTCGGTTTTGGTCAGCGTGTAGTGTTCCGTACCTTTGTAATTGTTGTTCATGGGTACTCCTTTTCAGTCCATGTTTAAAAAGAAAACGTTGAAAACAAAGGGCGCGGCACAATCGCCACGCCCCGAAATTAAACAAACAGACTGAATGAATCAGACACCCGCACGCCTATGCGCAGCGGCCTCAGCCTTGAAGAACGCCGCGAAAGCGTCGCCGATGGACGAATAAAACACGCCATCAACACGCCAGCCGTCATGACCTTTGGAATCATACCCACGCAGCTCGGCAAGCTCAGCGCGCATAAGCGGCAATGCCTCACGACGCGACACCGCGCTACGATGCCAATTATTGTCGAAATGATCCGCAGCAACCCAAGCGTCGCGTTCCTTACGCGAGTCAAAAGACAAAAGGCTACAATACGGCTCACCCTCAAAATTGGTAACGCCGACCCCAAACTGCCAATACCCGGCATAAAAATGGATACTCATAACACACACTCCATTCCAGCCCCCTTGCTAAAATGAGAGGGCTTATAAATCGGTTTGTTTTAAGCGAAACCCCAAGAGTGATGCAACACTCTTGGGGTATTTTCATCAGACGGGGAACCCCGCCAAACACGTTCGAATAAACAAAATCCCGGCAGCAAAAGCAACCGGGATTCATAGACGCGGCCTACGCGCCCAACGGCACGGCCTCCTCACGCGCGGTATCAGGTGCGACGTCTATATCACCGTCACCCCACAACACCGTACCGAGACCAGCCCGCGCAGTAGCGAACACCGCAGGATCATTCAACCCAGCGAACGCCGGATAGCCAAAATACTTAGCCATATCCAAGACGCCGCTATAACCATCGCTGAACCTGACTGCCACACGGTGGCCGTCCAACGGAACAGCGTCAGTCACCAAAACAACACCGTCACACATGAATAAACCTCCTTACCTAAGCGGCTCGATGTGTCCGGGTTGCACATGGGCTTCAACACACTTCCAATTGGATTCGAGATCCTCACGGTGTATTTCAGCCCACGCCAATACCAAACGTTCCTGTTTCCTAGGCAAACCGCCCTTAATCAAATCGCCATCAAACGAGTACTTAGCCCAATGGCCATTATATTCCGCGTGAAAATGCTTCACGGGGCCATGGTCATTGGCGTACATGTAAATGACGATGCCGAAAAACCTGCTTATTCCCGGCAACTATGCCACCTCCTTACTTTCGCGCCGATACTATCGGCTGAACATTATCTTCTGCGGATCACTTAGAATCCGCAGAAGATTCAGAATCAGAATCAAGAAGTTTGCGAGGATTCTTGACATGCAACGCGTCACAAATACGAATCGCCTTATCAAGCGTCATATTCTCGATAGAATTGACACCATTCTCATAGGCTCCGATACGTTGTTGAGTAAGCCCTGCCTTGTCGGCGAGCTGTTGTTGTGTCATGCCGCGTTTCAGTCTGAGTTCCCTCATGCCCATGTCAGTATCCTTCCGTAAGAAAATCCACAGGGTCGCATTGCAACGCCTCAGACAATCGTAACGCCGTCCGCAAATACATTTGCGAAACAGGACGACCATTCGTCTCAAAACGGGAGATGGCCGGACGTGCGATGCCGCTCAATCCGGCCAGCTCCACCTGCGTCAATCTGCGTGCCTTGCGAATGTTCTTCAATCCGACGACGCCAGCGGACACGCCGCCACGCCACACATGCTCATCGGGGTACAGGTCCAACACGTTGCAATGCAACGCCTGCGCCAGCTTCGCAGCCGTACCCAAATACATGTTCCGCGCCTCGTCCGCATGGTTTTCATACGCCCACAGGCGCGTGAAATCCACGCCGGTCAACGCATCCAACTGTTGCAACGTCAAGCCGTTACGCTCGCGCAAATCACGCAACCCCATGATGGCTCCTTCCGAACTTAAGGACACCATATCATCGGCGGCGAAGCCACGCCGCCGACACTCAGTCAACCCAATCCGTATCCCAGTTCAGCATGTCCATTGGAATCATGCAGCCACCGGAACACTGGACGTACAGCCAGGTCGAATAGCCCATGCGAGCTGCCCTTACGCCACGGAACCATTCGCCAAGCCACTCGCACAGGAGTGACGGCAACGAACGACGACGCCAAAACGACTTGCCAGACGCATAATCGAACCCCTCGTACTCGGCGATAGGGGAGAAGACATCACGCTTGCGCATCAGATCACCTCATGCTCGTCCAACAGCCGTTTAATCTCCGCGATGATTCCAGCGCTCATAATCTCGTCAATGGAATCGTCCCTACCCATACCCTTGCTCATTTTCCCTCCTTAGTCCAAGGGATAATCTGATGCAGCAGATACGCCGCAGTCGTCAACTGGTCGTAAGCGGCCAGCACATAAGCGGAATCAGGAGCGTCACCGCTCCCCAGATTCGACAGCAATCGGACGGCCTTCAACGACTTGCCGACCACATTCGCGCACACGTCGGAATCATGGGCGTCCATCACACATGCCCCTCATCGTCGGCCTCCGTGTAGAACACGAAGTCAATGTCGTAATCAGAGGAAGCGTCGTATTGCTCACCGATTTCAATGGGAGTCAGCCCGCCCAATACTTCCGTGGTGAAATTCCAATAGTCATCGGAATGCGCATTGTCGTGCAGAAAGAACACCCACTCGCACCATTCGGGAAACGCGGACCAGAACTTCCGCCAATCCTCATAAGGCACGTAGTCGCCGAAATCATCGATACGGTAGACACCCTCGCAAGGTTCGAAACTCTTCTTGATGAAATGGCTCAAACCGGTGTTCGCCATGACTTCGATATCATTCACGACATCCTCGCCAATCGGTTCATCCAACGGCATGGCCTTCAACTCATCAACGGTAATCATCATTCTTTCCTTTCGCTCAACAGCAGAACTCATCGGTAAGTTCCACAAGATTTTTCAAACTCAATCGCATGAGACGAGACCTCATGCCGACGCCATCGCGTTCCAGACGGTCTACCATGCGCAGCCGCGCCGTACCGCCATCCACGACCTCACAGGAGACAAGCACGCCACCGGACATGGCAGCATCCTCAATCTCGGCCTTATACGCTTCGGCGTCAGCCTGAGATCCATGCCGCCGCATTTTGAGTGCGCCGCCAACATATTCCGCAGTCCATAGGCACGTCATGTCAGTCAACCTCACGCGCGTAATCGCGCAAGCATTGAGCCTTGCTATCGGCCTTAAGTCCAGCCTGCTTGAAGAACTCACGGATATGACGCCATGTCGTGTTAGACAAGTCAGCCGGATGTCGATGAATCCAGAAGAAACCTCCGACCTTACCCTTGGAAGTGATATACAGGGACACAATCGGCGTCTCATATGACGTCAAAATCATGCTAGCGCCGGAATCGTCAACCATGAATGTGACATAAGCCTTGCCATAGAACGACTTGGCCGAATCATATTCAGGACACAACTCAAACCTTTTGCCACCCAACAATGAAAACGACATGATATACTTTCCTTTGCAATTAGGAGTGAATATTGATTGCATGGCCGGTCGCAGTCCCACCTGAGACCGGCACTTTCATATTTCCCTTGTGCCGCCCCACGACAGCACCTTGCTGCCGTCAACCAGCACGTAAGACTCGCCCATGCGATTGCCAACGGACACGGCACGCCACTCGCATATGCGCTCATAGCCGCCAGCCGTACTGCCGTCTTCCATGCCGCACTGGGGGATATCCGACAGCGACGTGTAGCCAGCCAAGTCGGCCTGACCATAGTCAGCCGTCGCATACGTCTCACGCCACCAATTCCATTGCTGTTCAGGCGTCCCATGAGGGTCGGCCACCGGCACGGGATTGCACACCGGCGAACACGCCACGGCGAACGCCGCCACACCTACGGCCAGCAGTCCAGCCAGCTTCACACCCTTACGCATTCCGCTTACCTCCCTTGGCGGTCTCGATATAACCAGGAAGCTTTTCCATGTCGAAATACATGTCGCTCGACACCGGGTCGGTATCATCCCGCCAAGCTTCGAACACGGCATCACGGTCAGCTCCGCCCAACATGGCGTCAGACACCTCGCCATCGAAGTAATCCCGCAGCCACGCGTCCTCACGCCGCTCGTAATCGGATTCATCCAACACCGGGTAGTAGCGCCCGTCCTTGATAATCATGTCTATCGCATATTGGACGACGGCCTGATCCGACAGTCCTCCATACCCGTCCGTCAACTCAATCGCATAGCCGACACCGCAGAACGCGCGCGGCACATACCCGTAATCGGACAGCCACCGCACGGCAGTCTCAATATTGCTTTCATCCAGCGCGTTATCGAAGTACAGCAGCCGCGAAGCCCGATACGTGTAATCGTTGAACACCGTGTCGGCCACGCGGATACCCCGCACCCATTCCAGAATGTCCGGCAGCACGTCATCGAACGACGGCAGACCAGCGTAGTCGATACCGTCCCACGCGTAACGCAGTTCCTCGTACAAGTCGGCGTCCTCAGCCGTATCCTTGCGAACCTCATGCACATACATTTCATTTTCCTCACTTTCAGATTGATTGATTTTCAGTAGCAGAGAGTCAGAGACAGCTGCGAATACCACAGCTCAAAGTCGAGAGCCTTAAGCGCCTTGTACGCGGCCACATAGTCGCCCGAATCCATGCATTCGACAAACTGCTGCGCATAGGCGCACGTCTCAACGTCATCGGAAGACATGCATTCCAGCAAGTCGTCAAGGCTGGGCCATGCGCCCTCAGAATCCGCGACAGTGCATGCCTCATGGTTATACAAGTGCCACACCATACCGTCGAGATTCCAGCAATCCGACCCTTTGCCGTTCAGTATGTCGCCGAACGTCTCAGGACAATCCATAAACTCGTAATCGACGATGACAGACAGCGACAGATTATTATCGTCGTACAGTTCAGCCAGTCGTCCCCAGTCGGCTTCGGCGGAACCGTGGTTGTACACGTCCCATATGCCCTTAATCTCGTCGGACATATCCTTGTACCCGGACGGCGGCACCGGACTATCATTCCCACGCATGTACGCAAGGAACTCAGGCGACGGCGCTGTGATAACGTCAAGACTGCAACCGTCCAGACCGTCCGGGAACTCAGCACCATTGTATGAATACAATTCCAATGCGCCGCCGTCCGGTTCAGACTCATGCAAGCCATGGAAGCCGGCCATGACGTCGTAAAAAGCATCCACGGAATTAAATCCAGACATGATTACCCACTTTCATAGAGACTGTTGATTAGCCCGCCATATGACGGCACAGTGCGCGGGTGAGGAATCGCACCCCACAGAAACCACTAAGCCGCGCCATAGCCCACAGAGGGCTACAAGTCAGAACGGCAACCGCCCATCGTTGACGGCATCACGAACGGCGTGGATGACAGCTCTACCCGCCGCATAAAAATGGTCGGCTAGTATGGAATCCTCGCCCAGTCCATCAAGCGCCCCAGCGTCATGCATTCTGCTGAACAGGTCAACCGCCATCAGATCAACGGCCTTATGCGGCCACCTGTCGTAAAAATCACTGGTCTTGACAAAGGCCACATAATCCACCCATGAGTCATGCCATTTTCTGTTATTGCACAGCAATAGCAATACCTCATTGGCAATGTGGCTAGTCCCGCTCTCGATATCCTTGATATCCATTTCAGTTCTCGCTTTCAGAATCATCCAGCTCGATATCGTGCATACGCGCGATAAACTCGAAGTTCTCCCGCTGTTCGTCGCCGCTCAGGGCTTTGACCAATTCATTTAGAAAATCCTCGGCCCCCAGGGTTTCCAGCAACACGTCAAACATTTCATCAGTGGTCATTTCAATACTCCCTTTTTATTAGTTGGTTACATTAATTTTGATAGTGGTCGGCAATTTTCCTTTTAAGGTCAGCCAATGTGCGCGCCTTGATTTGCACGCCACGTTTTCCGTCGTGCCATTCTTCCTCGAAAACGTAGTCCCCGCCCCAATCGGGCTTAAATCTCACCACGTCGCCCACACGTTTGCCGTCAGCCGTCACATACCGGAAATACCCGTCGTCAACGGTATTGCTGTACGTGCACGGCGACGTGGTCAGGCTCCGAACTTTTACGATTTTGACAGTCATTTTCTAGCCTCCGCTTGTTTATTGGTTACATTTGTAAAGCTGGTCACGTCATACGAGATTGGCATAATCACGTATGACCATATTCCAACCGGTATCCCCCCAAGCATATGTATCAACCCTAGCCATAAGGCATGGCGATAACGGGCCGAAAACGGTGGTGTCCCGCAATGGCATGCACACCACCTTGTAAGCATATCCGGTATTCGTCTCACAGTAGACGGCGACACGGCACGCTCCAACGAGAACGCGCGTAATCCGCACGTCCGGTGCGTAATCGCTTGCAAGATCGACAAGCCGACACCGCATAGCCGCAACGCGAAACGCAGCAATAAGCGCATGACGTGCCGTCGATTCCGCCGCCATGCTGCCGTGAAATTCAAGCACCGGCATTTCGCCCACCCAAAGGTGCGACATGTAATCAGGCAAATCAGCCTTAGCCGTCGTAAGGCAGTCGCGCACTATGCGCACTTTCATATTCGTATCCATAATAAACCCCCTTAAGGTTTAGTGTTGATTGGTTAATTGCGTGCCACTAGAGGGTATCGCACCCCCTCATGGTCTAAACAGTGGCGAGAGGGGCGCAACCCTTGCGGATTACGCCCGTGAAGATTTGTTTTTTAGCTAACGCCACCCGCAAAGTGGCGCAGGGGCGCATACGCACCCCCTATAGACTTTTAGTGTCCGCATAGTCCCCGAACTATATTCGTGACCAACCGCCCATAAAGCAGTTGACGGGCGCTACAGTATGTCTACCCTCGCAACCCGTTATGCCGTGGTTTACAGTCAATGCCGCCAACCACGCTCACGCATGGCGAAACATTGACATTGCCACCTATCTATCGGCCTATCCTCATTGGCGGTAGTCTCTCACACTACGCCAAACGTCGGCGGTACCCCCTTACGAGTTCTCGCGCTCAACATTGTCAATCGAGTTCACGCGCACTGCCTAGGCAAAACCGACACTATCGGCCACGCCCACATAGTGGACATTATGCACACACCCCGAAAAACGCCGCCACCTAACCCCCCAAAAAAAGGGGTGAAGCTCAAACTACCGGCCTTCGGTAACACTCTTCATTTTTCAAACACTCGCAACGCTCACAGACTGGACACTGCGCCTCAGCACAGTGACCAACGTTCCACACATGGCGGTTTCGCAATGCGCATACTAGCTGCGCACCACCTGACTATCTCAGGTCAGGCTATGCGGTGCCTAGGCACCTAACCGCCACGGCTTCATCTGCCGGTTGCTCCCAACCGGTTGCGAGTGGTGTGGTCTAGAGTGTCACACCAATCTTGCTAGGCTGACTGCCTAACCGGTTGTTGGTTATCACTATACACACCAATAATGGTGTAAGCAAATTGAGAAAACAGACTACAGCGAAACGTTGGAACAGTGCAATTCTATCGGCGTGTTGCAACATGGGTAGGGGGTAAATGAAACGAAAAAAGAGTTTGAGTAGCACAAGGAAAAATAAAGTCAAGCAAGATACTGAAATACGGACAAAAAATATTGAGCAAGATAGATATAAATAATACGGAATACGACACAATGACGCGCATACGTACAACTGTACGAACGAACATTTGTACCATCGAACAAACGTTCTAACCGGGGCTGGGGGAGGGTCCTCCGGGTGTGCCTGTCAGGGCCGTCAGGTCAATGGTAGAAATAGTGCGCGCCGTCTGAAAAAGTCCGCGCATGAAACGTGACATGACAACGACGATGTTGGGTTCACATTGAAATCGTCTTCAGCATACCACGCGACACGCCGTATTCTACGCCGTTTCCATTGCAACGTTGACGCAACGTTGGGGGTGAGTATGCTGTCGCATGTCGGAATGAATTTTGGAGGACGCGGGGCGTCCTTGTGGGTGTCATTCCGGCAAGCGGTTCGGTGGTGCTCCTTGTCTCTTGGTTAAGGATTCCGACCGTTGGGACGTTCGTGTTCATAAGGAGCACCGCTAGGGGCAGTTGGCTGAGTCTGGTTTAAGGTAGTCGCCTCGAAAGCGGCCGACTCTAACGGGTCCGGGAGTTCGAATCTCTCACTGTCCGCAGATGGCATCTTCCTAGGTAAGGTGCGATTCGGTTTCAAGTCCAATGCGAGAGGCTTGTTGGTACCGCCGTTTGATCTCGCACATGGTTCCTATCGCTCTTGTGGGAGTGTTAGTCGCGCGTGGTTTTCTGGCTTCTCTTGACCATGCGTGGTGAGATGCCGGTTCGAATCCGGCTGGGGACCCTTTGAGGGTGGATGAATCCCGGAATATAGTGTGTGTTTTTGGATTGTCCGTGAGATTTTGTTCATCCTCGTTTCTTGTGCCGGTCCCACCCGGTGTCGCCTATATGGCTGCGCCATTTGTTTTTTGGGGCTGACTTGCAATCCTGTTGGCACAGCCTTTTGGTTGTCGGGTTCGATTCCCGAGGTTTGCTCTAGGTTTCATGGGGGTAGCTGCCTGTGATACCGATGGCATTGCTCGAATATCCCCGCTGGAACATGTGGGGGATAAGAGGCTCCCTGCCTTAATCAGGTGGTTGATGACCGAAGGGGAGGCACGGCCAAACGGGTGCATAGATGTTTCACGTTCCTTGCCGTTGGTGGTAAAGCCCATTCCACCATGCCGAACGTCTTTCCGACTTGGACGTTAACTAAGTCGGGTATATGGCATTGGTGCAACCGGTAGCATTACGGTCTCCAAAACCGTCGATGTTGGTTCGAGTCCAACATGCTGTGCTCAGCCTACCCACAGGTTGTGGGAAAGGTCTTCGGAGTCGTCTTGTGGCGGCTCTAGTTTTAGCTGACCCGCCTAGTCTGCGGGAACAGTCTCCTGAGTCGCTGCGGCGGCTCTTGCATTTTGGATGCTTGGCAGAGTGGCTTATTGCACCACCTTGCTAAGGTGGCGACCGGGAACGGTTCGGGGGTTCGACTCCCTCAGCATCCGCGCGCCGTGGCTGGCGGTAAAAAGCCATTTTTTGCCATTGGATTTCCTTATGGCGGTTTGGGTTAGATGACTGGCAGCCCCCATGTTTTGTGGTGAGTGTGGCGTGGGGGCTGTCTGTTCTTTTGCTTTGGTGGCGGAATGGTAGACGCGGCGCACTCAAAATGCGTTGTCCTGTGACATGAGGGTTCGAATCCCTCCTGAAGCACTGAGGAGTGGTGATGACCAACGATTGGAATAAGTCGCATCGTAAGGAACGGTTCAATCCTGGTTGGGAGCGGACGCGTCGTGAGGTGTTGGACTATTACGGGTGGCGTTGCCAGTATCCGGTGATCGGTGATGATGGCGTGTTGCGTCCGTGTGGCGCTCATGCGAATGAGGTCGATCATATCATTCGTGCCGAGGATGGTCAGCCTGATGATGATTCTTGGGATAATCTTCAGGTTCTTTGTCGTGCCCATCATTCTTATAAGACTGGTTTGGAGTCGGCTGACGCGCGACGAAGGAAGAGGGTTGAGCGTGAGGAGGCTCGTTGGTACAGGCATCCCGCGTTCGGTTAGCTGAGGGTGAGTGCAGTGTGAATGGGTGTGATGGGCCTGTTCATGCTCATGGGATGTGTAGGTCTCATTATGATCGTTGGCGGCGTAGTGGCAGTGGTGCCCGTAAGCGTCGTATGAGTCGTGCGTGTCTGGCGTGTGGCTCTTTTTTTGAGACTGAGCGTCGGGACAAGGCTTTTTGTTCGGCTCGTTGTCGTAAGCGTTTCCAGCGTTTGAAGGCTGAGGGTGCGGCTCCTAATCGTACTCCGCAGCCGTTGAAGTCGGTGTTGTGGGAGCCTCGGTCGAATGCCCGTGTGGGGCGGCAGGGGAGTGTTCCTACTGGTTTTTGGACTGCCGAGGACGAGTGGAACGCGTGTTCTCATACGTGTCCGGTTTGTGGGTTGCCGCTTGACCGGTCGGTTGATGTTTTGAGTGATGATTTTCCGGTTGGCGCTTGGCGTGTGCCGTTGGAGCAGGGTGGTGAGAACTCGTTGGCTAATCGGATTGTCGTTCATCGCAGGTGCGCGTAGTGCCGTAACGGGCTTCGCGCTTGTCGTCCCGTAATGGGGCTTTGCGGGGAGTGATGTTATGGGCAGGAAGACGAGTGATTCCGGCAATCAGGTTTTGGAGATTCCTGATGGGAAGTTGGGGCCTGATTTGCCTCCGGCTAACCAGATTTTCCCCAAGGGCGGGGAGTGGTTGCCGTTGGTTGCTCATTGGTATGAGGAGTATCGGCGTAGTCCGAATGCTTCGATGTTGCGTTCGGCTCCTTCCTGGATGGCCGTCCAGTTGGGTTTCGCGACGATCAATGAGATGCTTTCGACTCGTCGTTATGCGACGTTGATGCCGGTCGTGCGTCAGTTGTTTGACGAGTTGGGTTGGACTCCGGCTTCGATGCGCGCGTTGAAGTTCGATGTGCCGGAGGCTGACGACCATGCCGCTTCGGATGGTTCGAATCATGCTGTGATTCAGGATATCGATGCTTGGCGTCGCAAGATCGAGGCGGCTGGCTGACATGCATTTGATGATTCCTAACCTGACTTATGAGGATAGGCGTAGGAGTCTTGGACGTTTGGCGTTGTGGTGGGTTGAGACGTTCAGTCTCATCGGTCGCGGTGGTGCGACCGGTAAGCCTGTCACTCATAGTCCTGAGTATATCCAGTTCTATTTGAACGCCTATGCGTTGAAGCCGGATGGTCGGCGCAGGTTCAATCGTGTGAGCTTGTGGCGTCCGAAGGGTTGCAACAAGAGTGGCTTGGGTAATGATCTGGCCTTGTTCGAGGCTTTTGGCCCGTGTCGTTTCGACCATTGGGCTAAGCCGGGTGAGACGTATACGTTTCTTGGTCAGACTTACTATTATCTGCCGGGTGAGCCTGTTGGCCGTCCTGTCCAGCGTCCTGAGATTCTGTGTTTGGCTACGTCCGAGGACCAGTCAGGCAATATCTTCGATTCGATTTACTATAACTGCACTTCCGGCCCGTTGGCCCAGTTGCAGGGTTTCGGCATGGAGGTCACGAAGACCCGTATCGGCTTGCCGGAGGGTGGGGAGATTATTCCCACGACTTCCGGTGATGCGTCGAAGGATGGTGGTCTTGAGACTTTCGCGTTGATGGATGAGGTGCATCTGTATACGCTGCCGAAGCATCATTCGATGTATAAGACGGTTCAGCGTAATCTTCCGAAGCGTTCGTTGGATGCCGACCCTTGGGTGTTGGAGATGACGACGTATTTCCGTCCGGGTCAGAACAGTGTGGCGGAGAACACGTTGAAGATCGCGGAGGATATTCAGGCTGGCCGTTCCAAGCATTATAAGGGCTTGTATTTCGACTATCGGTATTCGACGCTTCCTATCGAGGATTTTCCTGATGAGAAGAAGCTTGAGCACGCGTTGTATGAGTCGTATGGTTCTGCTGCCCATTCGGATGATGGTAAGGATTACATCATTCTTCCTGATGGGCGTATCGAGGCCGTTGATGCCGATGGTTATTCGGTTGAGGGGTTCTCGCTTCGTGATGATGGCGTCGAGCCGGGGCCGTCGAAGGATGGTTGGGTTGACATTCATGGTCTGATGGGGCAGATTTACCAGCCTGATTCGGACCCGAATGATTCGATTCGTTATTATTTGAACTCTCGTGCGTCGAGTGAGGATTCGTGGCTTACGGAGCCTGCGATCCAGTCGCATTTGGCTTACAGGGATTTGTATGGCCGTGCTGTCGGCTCGTCGTCTCGTTTGGATGGGGTCTGGAAGGATTTCATTGACGAGGATGAGGAGATCACGCTTGGGTTCGATGGTTCGATTCGCAATGATTCGACCGCGTTGGTTGGTTGTCGCGTGTCCGATGGTTTGCTGTTTCTTATCAAGTTGCAGCAGCGGCCTGATAATGCGGACCCTGATTGGCGTGTTGACCGTGATGGTTTCGATGCCGCCGTGCGTCGTATGTTCGAGAATTACAATGTCATCGGCTGTTTCGCCGATGCGCATTTCTTCGAGTCGATGATTGGCGGCTGGGAGGCTGAGTATGGGCGTGGCATGAAGGTGTTCGCCCGTGGCCAGTCTTCGATGATGAAGTTTTGGACGAATAACTGGTCGCAGGATATGTATCGTGCGTTGCAGTGCGCGCATTCGTCGTTTGAGTATGCTCCCGAGCCTGTTGAGGAGGGGGAGCCTGATCCGAATAATATTCTTTTGTGTGCCGACCCGCGTCTTGTGTCGCATTTCCGTAATGCGAAGCGGCGTGAGAAGAGTTGGGGTTATCAGATTCATAAGGAGACGCCTAAGAGTCCGCACAAGATCGATGCGTGCATGGCTGGTGTTTTGGCTTATGCGGCGCGTGAGAAGTATTTGGGCCAGTTCGAGGATGATACTCCGCAGCGGGTGATGCCGCAGCGGGTCTGGTGATTTTGGGGTGTTCGTATGGCTTCCACATCTTCTAATATGCAGAGTCTTGTTACTGGTGATGACGAGCCTGATGGTGATGGTTTGGCGTTGACGCGTCTTGCGACGCGTTTGCAGAATCGTATTCCTGAACTGTGTGTGTTGAAGACGTTTTATGACGGTCGTGAGACGGTTCCGTTGCAGTCCGTGCCGAAGGCGGCGACCACTACGGCCAGTGCCGTGTATAGGCGTTTTGTGGATATCTGCCCGTTGAATCTGGCTCATACGATTGCGGATGCGGTAATCACGTCGCAGCATCCTACCGGTTTTCGTCTTGTCGCCGATAAGACGATGCGGAGCACGGATGCGGATGACATGTGGGATAAGTGCGGCATGGATGTCCGTGCGTTGAACATGTTCATGGATGCGGCGATTTACGGTGCCGCGTATGCGATGGTTCTCGGCAAGGAGAATCCTTCGTATATCCAACGGTTGAGTCCGTGGAGCACGGTTGTGTCCGACGACAAGGATTCGGCTGTGGTGTATGGGTGGTCCGAGGAAGAGCAGATCGAACGGTTGACTTTGTATCGCATCGTCCGTAATGATGACGGTGAGATTCAGAGCGTCTATTCGCGTACCGCGAAGCATGAGGTCAAGTCGCGCACGTTGCCTTCCGATTCGGTCGATGACGAGGATACCGTGTATGACCTTGCCAACGACGATTCGAAGAAGCGTCCAGAGTTCGAGGCGCAGTTCGAGTGGGAGGGCCAGTCTTCCGGCGATGATTGGAAGTTCGCCATTGATTGCGGTTGTCTTCCTATCGTGCAGTTGACCACTCCTAACGGCAAGGGCCAGTTCGAGGCTTCCTTGAAGACGTTGAGGTCCATCGACCAGCAGCGTTTTCAACGGTTCTGCATTCAGGAGATGCAGGCGTTCAAGCAGCGTTGGGTGTCGGGCGACATGCCTGAGTATTACCAGAAGAGCGACCCTGCGGTCAAGGCCGGTAAGGCTCAGGCCGGTGACAAGATCGACTATTCGGAACTGTTCGAGATGGGTCCCGCCGCGTTGTGGCTGCTTCCCGCCGATGCGAAGATTGGCGAATCGTCCATTACGGATATCACGCCGATCGTGAATGCGGCCGCTTCCGATGTGAAGCTTCTGGCAGGTGCCACTGGCACTCCGTTGTCGATTCTTTCGCCTGATGTGGCTGGTTCCGCCGAGGGTGCGAAGCTGACGACTCGTATGCTGCGGTTGAAGGTCCGTGACATGAACATGAGGGCCAATGACGCTTTCGTGCTTCTGTTGAAGATGGCGTTGACCGCTTCCGGCAGTAATGCTTCGGAGGAGCGCTTCGAGACGACTTGGGAGCCGTTGGAGCTTCCGTCCGAGTTGGAGCAGTGTCAGGCGGCGGCTCAGGTGAAGGGTGTTCTTCCGTTGAAGACCATCGCCCGTCGTTATCTGCATATGACCGAGACGGAGATCGCGGAGATGATTCAGGATGCCCAGGATACGAGTTTCCTGAATGCCATGGCGCAGCAGAACGCGGCTTTGGATTCGTCGGCGAAGCAGACTGATGCGACGATGAATGATTCGTATCTGGGTGACGGGTCCGGCTTGGATTCGTTCTCCACCGGCTCTGGATCGGATTCGATGTCGTCCGATGGGCCGTCGTCGGATGATTCGTCCGACGTTATGGGGGTCTGATGGCCGATAGCGCGTTGGTTGCCGTTCAGGCGTTGGATGACCAGCGGGTGAAGCTGGTGGACGAGTTCGTCCGCAGGGCTTGGAACATGTGGCGTAGCCTGACTCCTTCCGACTGGTGGAATGATGCGGTGGCCGAGGGTGCGGCTGCTTATGTGGCGCAGCAGCATATCGCGTTCGTGAAGGCTATGCGCCAGCAGGGCATCTCGTATGCGGATACGATGCTGCGTCTGGCCGGTGTGAACGGTTTGGGGGATGTCCCACAATATGAGGTTGTTCGCGCCAACACGGACCCGTGGCAGGTCGCCATGAGGGTCGCGGACGAGTATCGCACTCAGGCCGTGAAGAATCCTGAGATTCGACCTGCTACGTGGGATGAGATTCTGAAGGATGCCGACCAGTCCGCCGCCAACCATGTGAAGGCTTGGCTGATGGCCGCGAAGGTCCAATTGGACACGAACGCGGTGACCGATGGGTATGTCGCCCAGAATCGCGCCATACAGTCGCGTTACAGGAGTTCCGGTGTCGAACGGTATCGTCGTGTGATTCATCCCGAACTGTCGAAGACGGGTTCGTGTGGTTTGTGTGTCGTGGCTGCGACCAACACGTTCACGAGGGCTGATTTGATGCCCATGCACAATCGTTGCAAATGTACGGTGGCTCCAATCGTCGGCTCTAACGACCCCGGGTTGAAATTGAACTCGGATGATTTGATGACGATTTACAAGGCCGCTGGCAAAACGTCGGGCCGTGATTATTCCACGAGCGCGACGGATTTGACGAAGCTTCGTGTGAAGGTCGTCAACAACAGCGAGCTTGGCCCTGTGCTGCTTCGCAAGGATGCTCCGGTGAACGGGAACGCGCCGGAATGGCATCTGCCTGACATGAGGATGACCCGCGCCCAGATGGAGCGCATGTGCGCCCGTGCGACCGAGTTCAACGCCCGGTACAAGGAATTGCTGGATGGTGATAAGGATTCGGTTCAATTCCGGTTCGATGGGCGTTCGTATGAGTTCAAAAAGACAGTCCACACTAAGCAGGCTTGGCAGTATGTGCGGAGCCTGTTGGCTTATTCTCGCGGTTTTTTGGGACTGGCCGCTTAAACATTAAGGAGATTTGGTCTTATGGCCTCTCAGGATAATGAAGTCGAATCCGAAAAGGACAAGACTGTTGGTCAGGCCGGAACGGTCGAGGATGCCGTGAAGGATGCTCAGACCACTCCGGTTGACGAGCCCGCCGTTGAGCATGACGCTCCGGCTGATGATAAGGGTTCCGATGATTCTTCCAAGCCGTCCGATGGTGACGAGCTTGCCAAATGGAAGGCTATGAGCCGTAAGAACGAAGACCGTGCTTCGGCCAATTACAAGGCTTTCCAGTCCGCTGATGCGGAGCTTAAGGCCGCGAAGACGCAGATTGCGCGTCTTGAGGCCAAGGCTAAGTATCCGCAGATCACGGACGCTGTTCTTTCCGACCTCTGCCCCGCAACGGAGCCGGAGGCCATCGCGTCGTGGGCTGAGAAGTATGCGGCGTACAACCCGATTGACACTTCCAAGGTGGAGAGGAAACCGCAGCAGACTGAGGATGCTTTGGCCCGCAAGGTAGCCATGCAGGCCGAGTTCCCGTCCGGCACCTCGCATCCGAAACGTCAGCCGGGCGACGCTTACAAGCGTGTGATGGAACGTCAGAAGGCACGTAAGCGCAGCAAGTAGTTTCCTACTGATTCTTTGAAAGGATTGAGCGTATGACTGAGATGGTTCATTCCTCCGGTGTCGTCACCGTTGAGGAGGACAATTCCTGGCGTTATGGCGAGAAGAACACCAATGATTCGGTGTCCGTCACCATCGTGCCTGAATTGTTCAAGACCGAAGACAACAAGTATCTGACCGGTGTGGGTCCGAAGGCCACGACCGTTTACATTCGTTCCGGCATTCCGCTGGCGAAGATCACTTCCGGTGCGAACGTCGGCTCGTATGGTCCGTATGACAAGCAGGCCACCGATGGCCGTCAGGCCAAGATCGCAGGTCTGCTTGAATCCATGGTGGCCGTGAACATCAACCTGTCCGGCTGGGATTTGGACGACCCGACCGTGGGCATGACCTATCGTGGCGACATCGTGGCCTCGAATCTTCCGGTGAAGCCGGAGTCCGGTGCCGTGTGGGGCGGCGAGTTCTACGACGTTGAGGATGACGTTGTGACGCCGTTGTCCGCTTCGACCGGCGCGGCTGGCACTCCGGGTCCGGCTGGCAAGGATGGTGCGACCATCACCAAGATCGAATTGACTCAGGACCCGTCGTCCAAGGCCATCACCGCTGGCAAGGCCACTTTGTCCAACGGAAAGACCGTGAACATCACGATTTCCTGATTGACGGTCACTTAACCTCTAAAAATTTTGTGAAACCCACCCATCGCGGTGGGTTTTTGCGTATCTAAGGAGTTTTTCTTGGCTATTGACAAGACTATCATCCCGCCGTCCGAGGCGACCGAGGTCGCTCAGGCGGGACATGACTATGTGAACAGCATCCTTCCGTTGTCGAACATCTTCCCGGTCACTTCCAATGGTGGTGATTGGACCGCTTCTTGGACCCCGGTCATTCCGAAGTCCAAGACCCGTGCGATGAAGCATCGTGCGTTGGACGCCGAGATCGGGCACACCAAGTCCGAGACCTCGACCGCCGAGATTCATGCCGGCCTGTTGCCGTTGTCCGGTATGGACCATATCTCCGAGCGTGATATCGCCAAGCATCAGGACGATACCGCCTATATCCACGATCAGGCCGAGACGAAGTTCGAGGCTCTGGGCCAGCAGGCCGGTGTGACCGAGGAGTTGGAGCGTTTGCAGTGCTTGGTGACCGGCAAGGTGGTCATCAAGGAGAACGGCGTCGATGTGACGTATTCGTTCAAGCGTCCTGGCAACCAGCAGGATGTGAAGCCTACCACCACTTGGGATAACGACAAGTCGAACCCGTGCGACGACATCGAAGCCTGGGTGAAGATCATGCGCAAGGCTTACGGTCGTAAGCCGCACGCCGTCGCCACCACCGGTGTGGTCATCGATGCCATGCGTACCAACGAGTTCTTCCGTACGCAGGTGTCCGGCATGGATTTGGAGCATTCGAAGACCAAGCTGACCCGTCAGGAGGTGTTGGACGTGCTTCGTATGCAGTCCGGCATCACCGACGTGCTTCTGGTCGATGAGGCTTACGAGGATTTGAAGCTCGACAACACCTTCGACATGGATGCCGATGTTTCCACCGCGTTCCCGAACAAGACCTTCATCCTGCTTCCGTCGTTCAACGATTCGTCTCTTGGCGCTACCCTGTCCGGTCCTACCGCAGAGGCCCAGAACTCCGAGTACGAGATCAACAAGAGCGTAAACGATGGTCTTATCGGCGCTATGTTGTCGCATCAGGCTCCGTTGAACTACGACATTTGGGTCAACGGCAATTATCTGCCGATTCTGAAGGAGGCCGTCTCGACCTTCAAGGCGGACGTGTTGGGCAAGTAGCCCTCTTGAAGCTTAGGGGGTTTCGCTGATGTCGAATGGTGTTACCGATGCCGTCGATTGGGTGGAATGCTTGGAGCTTCATTGCCTTCCTGACGCCGACGTGTTGAAACGGTATCCGAACGCTTGGCTCACGTACATGTGCCATCGTGCGGAGACCGTGGCGTCCACTTCGAGCACGAACTGCTTGCCACGGTTGAAGTCCGGCGACCTTGACCTTGAGGATTACGAGTTCGTCATCTGTTCCATGGTGTGGCGCGTCATCCGCTATTCGGATATCAAGACCGAATCGAACGGCACGTACCAGTTCACGCGTTTCGACCCGCAGGACAATCCGCCAGGCAAGGATGCGTCGCCGAATCTGTATCTGTCGAAAAGGGAGAAGCAGATTCTTGACGGCTATGCGAATGGGCGCGGTCCTATCGGAACCGTTGGCGTCGGTGTGAACCGTATCTATGGAATGTGATGCCTATGTCTCGTGAAACATGGGATTTGGGGCATCCTTACGATAAGTCCGGTTCCGATGCCGTTGTGGAGCATCCTTACAAGGATGTCACGGTTCCTTGGGTGAAGCCTGATTCGATTCTGTATCGGGACAAGGTGATCGTCGTGTTGTATACGGTCCGTCGTGGGCCGCATGGGACGACGTATGTTCCCGGGAAGGCTTACTGGTGCTGGTGTTCCATCGAGGGGCGCGAGCAGCAGGCTGGCATGTTTTCGATTTCCGGTGCCGAGGATAAGTCGCCGCAGACTTGGGGTGGTTTGCGTGAGGTCACGCCGTCTCAGGTCGTTGCCGTGGAATGGCATGGCGATATCCATACGGAGGTCTGGTATCAGGGCGACTGCTATGACGTTGACGGCGCTCCGACGTTCCGTCAGCATGGCGAGGTTCCCCACTATGAGATGCATATTCGGCGTAACGCCGACTATTCGCAGATTCCGGTGGGGTTGCGTCCGAAGCCTCCTGAACCGGACCCTGACGACCATGTGTGGGGTGAGGCCGATGGCAAGAGTTTTCATTGACCGTGATCTGAGCACGAAGGTGGCTGAATGGTTCGGCCCGCAGGCCACGTCGGAGAAGGCCGACGAGGTGCTTGCGGATGCGAGGATGCTTGCGACCGTGCGTGCCGAGGGTCGCGATCCGGGTATTCCGGTCGCGAAGGATCTGAGTCTTGAGAAGCGTTACCACGGCATCGACACCGATGTGTGTCTTGACGTGGAGGGGCGTGATGGGTCGAACGTGGCCGTCGAACATGAGTGGGGCGCATGGAACGTGCAGCGCCGCCATTGGGTCGAGGGCCATCATGTGATGCGTGACGCGGCCCGTATGAACGGTGGTGTCTGATGCCGCTGATTCAGCCTGATTACGAACGTTACCCGCAGGAGCGTCCGATGGTTGACTTCGATTCGCTCGTGTACACGCTTCTGACCGCTGGTTTCGCTGACAATGCGGATTGGCCTGACGTGCATGTGCTCAACGAGGTTGATGTGGATGTCGATGCGTGGGCCTCGTTCTCGAACATCGTGTTGTTCCATTCGAACGCTCCGACCATGGCTACCGGCAATCATTCGACCGGCGTGTGGGATTGCGATATCGACATCATCGTCGCCACGAACGACGCCGACCGCTCTTTCGGCTTGGCGCAGGAAGTGTACCAGCAGATCATGCAGTGGCCGCGTTACGGACGTACCGATTATGGTCGCGTCATTCGGATTGTCGGCAATCCCGGTTTTGGCAAGAGCGCCGGTGGCAAGCAGGCCACGGGCAAGAAGGTGAAGCAGTATTCCGCTTCCTCGTTCACCGTCCGCGCGGAGGATTCGCTTCGCGTTGGATGATTTTCCGTTTTTCGTTTTCAAGCCTCGCCTCGTGCGGGGCTTTTTTGTAAGGAGATATGAGATGGCGTTTAATGACGACGCTACTTTGATTGCCACTTACGGCACTTTGTTCTACGCTCCGGTCGGAACCGCTCTTCCGACTGACGGCGCTAAGGCGTTCAAGTTGAACTCGGACACCATTCCAGTGAGCGCTGGTGATAGTGGTGGCACTTGGAAGAATCTGGGGCATACTTCCGCCGACAACAAGATTTCGTTCTCGTTCGATGGCGGCGACGCGACCACGCATAATTCGTGGGCACGTAAGAACCTGCGCACCACTTACGCCGATTCGACCTGCACCATCACCGCGAAATCGTTGCAGTTGGATGGCGACACTCTGAAGCTGATCTACAACGGCAATGACGAGGAAGGCGGCGTCGGCGTGGATATCACCAAGAAGCCGCAGACGTTCAGCCTGTTCCTGTTGGCTCAGGAGTCCGCCGATGATGATTCGGACATCCGTTTCGGCGCTTTGTTCCGCAAGGTTTCCGTGACCTTCGATGGCGGTCCTGATTTCTCTGGCGATGATTTCGTTGAGCAGGGCATGACCGGCGAGGTAGAGACCGTCGCTGGCAAGAAGCCGATTGTGTTCTTCGAGGCTTCGAAGATGAAGCAGTCCTGATCGAGGCTGTTTCCTCTTCGCTCTGACGCCGGACCCCTGTTTCTCCTATCCGGGGGTTCCGGTCTTTTCCCGTTCTTCGTTGACGGAAGATAGGAGATTTTCAATGCTTTCAGATAGGAGAAAACATGGTTGACGAGACCGTTGAAGAGAATGCCGCCACCGGGGCTGATGATTTCCGTATCCCGGAGACTTGGACGGAACTGTGCGAGAACGAGCCGCTGTTCTCGCTTCTGCCGCCTCTGGCCCCTGCCGAACGCCTCTCGTTCAAGCAGGCCGCACAACTGCGCAAACTGGACAGCATGGCCGGTTTCACGCTCAACGCCGACATCAACGGCCCCGAAGCCAAGTCCCTGGACGACATCGAGGCGAAGATCGACGAGCGTATGGAGTTCGTCGGCACGGCTTTGGATTGGGTCAAGTCGCTGACCGACGAGCCAGACAAGGTTGACGAGTGGACGACCGGCATCGGATTGGATGAGCTGTTCTGGCTCATCGAGGCGATTCTCATGTTCTACACGGACCAACTGGGAAAATCGCTCGCTTCGAAGCGCAAGTCCGCGTCCACCCGGTCGAACTGACTTCCGACTTCCAACGTTTCTATGGTCTGGACATAACCGGCGCGAGGCTGAATCCCACTCGCGCCGAACGCCTCACGGCGGGGCTGATGGCAATGCCTGACAGCCTGTACAGGGCGCGGATATTGGAGGATGAGCCTCCAACCACGTCCGATGGGTCCAAGCCGGACAAGCCGACCGTACTGCCGTGGCTTGGATGGGATTCGAAGACGATGGTCGCCGTTGAGGTTCGCAACATGATGAACGCGGTGATTACCGCGAAATACGGGGGCAAGAATGCCAAACCGCATCCACTGCTCCCTCCCGGCGCTGACAAGGAGCCGCCTCGCCGGGAGAACGAAGGTACAGCGGAGAACTTCGAACGCATGTTCACGAAGTTCCACATGACCTGATTCTGAACAAACCCCCCACATTCCCGTGGGGGTTTTCTATTTCCATCTTTCTTTCTGGGGGTTGCCTATGGCTGGCGAGCATCGCGCCGGTACGGTCGTCGTTCGTGTCACTGCGGATACGAAGGGTTTCCGCCGTCAGGTCGAGGAGGCCGCACGCGGCATAGGCGACCTCGACGTGAACGCGGTATTCGACCCTGACACCGCCCAGCTTGAACGCGCCTACCGCGAATGGAACGGCAAGAACGCCTCCATCCAGTTCAATTTCAAACCCAATACGAAGAACATCGACCCGTGGATGAAACGGTTCGAACAGCAGGAGGAACGCCTTCGTCGCGGCCTCACGCTCAAACCGGACTTCGATTCGTCCAAATTAAGCCGTGGCCTATCCGAGTTCAATTCCCGCACCAACACGGCCCTCCGTGGCAACGGGCTACTGAACTCGAAGCTGATCGAAAAGAACCTCGACCAGACCGTCAAGGCGTTCGACGCCAAAGGCCGCGAGATTGCCGACACATCCTTCTTCAAGAAGTCGGCCCTCCAAAAAACCGAACAGCTTTCGTTCGCGACAAGCCTCGACAAGACCGTCGATAAGTACCGCGAGAAGAAGATGGACCTGTACCAGCAGGTCCGTGGACTCATCAAAGGCAACGAACACCTCTCCAACGAGCAGATACGCCAATTCGAGAAACTGTCCAACCGAATCGTCAAAACCCGCAACGACATTCGCGGACTGAAAGGCGACCTCGCCAAGGCCACCCGCGAAGTCGAACGCCTCGACGCGCAACGCCTTGAGATGAAGACGCAGAAGCTCCCGACATCCGACCTATGGAAGCAGGAACGCGAAGCCGCAAAGCAGGTCACAGCAGCCAACAAGGCGCTCGCGGGTCAGGAGAAGGAGCTTGGCAGGCTCCGTAAGGCGCAGTCGTCGCTTGTGGACATCGCGTCCGATGGTGATGCGAAGCGTGTATCGAAGATGACCCGTCAGGTGCGTGCCCTTGAGGAGAGCATCGTCACCGCTGGCAATTCGCTGTCGAACTTCTCCAAGGCCCGTGACACGGCTTTGGGACTGCATCAGAAGCAGGAGACGTATGCCGACTGGTTCAAGGGCCAGCAGGTCGCGTCGTCGCGTTTTGCGAAGGAGATCGAGGCGCAGCAGGCCGAGATGGCCCGCGAGTCGAAGAAGGCTAGGGACGAGTGGTCCCGTCCGGTTGGCTCTACGGCCATCGCCCGCGAGCAGTTCGCGGAGTCGCGGCGTGAGGCCGAGAACCTTATCGACACGTATCGTGGCGTGCGCAAGGAGCTTGAGTCCGACGTGTCCGCCATGAAGCGGAACAACCGGAACTGGTTCGACCTTGACGAGTACAAGCGTACCGTCAAGATGCTTGGCGAGATCGATGACCGTATCGAGAAGCTGAAGAAGAGTCCGGTCACGAAGGCGACCCGTCTTGAGGGTTCCGATTTCCAGAAGCGTCTCGCCGACCTGTATTCGATGAACGGCGTCCGTAACCGTCAGGATATCCGTCTGCGGTTCGTCGCTGAGAATCTGCGTGAGGTCAAGTCGAAGATCGAGGCGTTCAAACGTCGCGGCGTCGATGTTCCGGTCACGTTGAAGGCCGAACTGCGGGAGATGTACCGGCAGCTGGCCTATTACCAGCGTCTTCTGAAGGATAATCCGAAGGCGCGGGTGAAGGTCGATGTCGAAGGTGATTTCGCCCGTCTGAACCGTGATATCGAACGGTTCGAGTCGCAGCGTGTGAAGGTCGAGTTCTACGAGGATGGCGCGGAAGAGATTCGCCGCACCATGCGGGAGCTTGAGCATAAGAGGCTTGATGTTCCGGTCACGTTGAAGGCGGAGTATTCGCATGTCGAAGCGGAGATGCGCCGGTATGCGGAGGCGTTGAAGGTCAATCCCGATGCGGAGATTCCGGCGAAGCTCCATATCGACAAGAAGCACGCCGAGGAGGAGCTGAAGAGGTTCCAAGAAAAGAACGACACCCTTGATATGGATGTCGATCTTGAGACCGCTTTGGCCCGCGCCCATCTCGCTTATTTCACTCGCCCACGCACGATTGACATCTTCGCCAAGTTCCATGGAACGGACATCGGCAAGATTCTCAACGGCATGACGTATGGCGCGTCCGGCTTGAAGGGTGTCGAGAACCAGTTCCAGAATCTTGTGAACCTGTTTGACACGTTGGACAAGAAGGTTCCACGTCTAGCGCTTGTCGGCACCGTATTGTCCGATATCGGCGCTGGTGCAGTGAACGTCTCCGGTACGGTCGGCGGATTAGGTAAGAGCATCGTGAGCCTTTCCAAGGCCGCTTATGCCGCTCCCGCCGCGTTGACTGGCTTAGGCGCTGTGTTCGCGTCCTTCAAGATGATCTACGGCGACAAGGGCGAGACATGGAGCAGCCAGATCGACTTCGCCAACACGAAGCTGTCACAGCTTTCCCAGAGCGTGCAGGATGCGTTCTATGGCAAGGCGAAGCCCGCCATCATGGATACGGCGAACGCGATAGGCGATTCGCTGGTACCGGAGATGAGCACTCTCGCCAAGCATGAGGGCGAGATAGTCGAAAAGCTCATGCTCGCCGTGAAAGCGTCCTATCAGGCGAACGAGCTGCCAGCCGTTTTCGACCGTGTGAACGAGTCGATGGATAATCTCGTTCCCGGTGCCGAATCCCTGATTGCCGCATTGTCCCATATCGGCATGGTCGGCGGCAAGTATCTGCCGCAGTTCATGCAATGGTTGAGCGAGGATGCGTCTTGGTTCGCCAAGTGGGCCGAGAACGTGATGGACGACTCCGACCGTGTTGACAAGGCCATGTCCGAAGTCAAGGAGCAGGCTGGTTATCTTGGCTCGTCCCTTCGCTCGTTGAAGGGTATCGCGCAAGGTGCGTTCACTCCGATTGCCCAATACCAGAATGGCATCGAGCAGTTCAGCAGCGTGTTGCAGCGTGCAGACCGTGCGATTAACTCCATGAGCGCCCAGGATACGTTGCGTGCGTGGGTGACTGGCGCTAGGGACGCCCAGAAGGGCGTGCGTGACGCTTTCGCCGATATCGGACATGCTGCGAACGAGTCGCGGAACGATCTTGCCGGTACGATGACGAATCTTGGTCAGTTGACCGGTAATTTCGTGGCCGACACCTCGAAGCTGGCTTCCGGCACTTCGGGTAGCATCCGCACGTTCTCCGGTGATGTGCGTGATGGTCTGAGCATGGTGACTTCCAGTCTCGCGTCCACGTCTCCGATGTTTTCGAGTCTTGTCCGCATGGCGGGCCAGTTGTCGAAGACGTTCGGCGGCACGCTTGCCAACTCGTTGAAGTCTGCCGCTCCCACGATTGAGGCCATCGCCAATGCGACAAGCGCGTTGAGTGACGCCTTCTTCTCGAAGCTGCCAGCCCCAATTCAGGGCATGTTGGGCTTGTGGATGACGTTCGGTCGTGCTGGCAAGTCAGCTTGGACGGCGTTGAAGAGCGGCGCTTTGGAGAACATTCAGAGCACGATGCAGTATCAGAACATGTTGCGCCAGTTGGGTGTGACGATGGATGGCACGAAGGTCAAGGCTTCCCAGTTGATTTCCGCGATGGCTCGTCTTTCCCGTAACGAGACGACGGCTGAGGTCACAGGCGGCGCGATGGCGTATGGCAATGTGGCGGGCTTGTTCACCGGCTCCGTCAAGGGTATGGAGCAGATGGGGGAGCAGGCTGAGAAAACCGCTTCCAAGGTGGCAAAGACTGGTCAGGAGGCCCGTCTTGCAGCCGAGGGGGCTGTCCTGTTGGGCAATAACGCCAGTAGTGCTGGCAAGGGTCTGCGAAGCCTGGACGACAACGCCGAACCCATCAAGGGCAAGCTTTCCGGCTTGAAGAGCGTCGCCAAGGATACCGGCACCGTCCTATTGGATATGCTTGGCGGTCCTACCGGCATCGCATTGACGGCTGGTCTCGCTGCCGCTGGCACGGCGTTCAGCGCGTATTCCCAGCATGTCGAACAGGTCAAAGCCAACATCGAATCGTTCAACGAGGCGGCTAAGGCAACGCCTGACGCTTTGTCAACTCAGGTTTCCTCGCTTGAGGGGTTGAAGAACCGGCTGGATAACTTCGGTTCCACACTGAAATCCAACTTCTCCACTTCGGATTCCTCTTGGGACAAGTTCTGGCGTGGAACGTCGAATGTGGATAGCATGTCTTCGGCATTGCAGATGCTCGGTCAGAACGAGGATTCGGTCGCACGCAAACTGTCCGGCAGCAAGAGTGACTACAACAGCTACATCAAGACGTTGCAGCGGATGACGACCCAGACGAACAAGCAGGCTTCGGCTGACAAGAACTCCGCGACCGTGTTCGATATGAGCAGTATGAACAGGCTTCAGAAGTCCACCAACATGCACGAGGCCGCGAAGACCGCTTTGGCTGACGCCCAGAACTACAACGATGAGATCGAGAAGTCCATCAAGACGCAGGCCGCTGCCGCTGGCAAGAGCGCTGGTTGGGTCGATCGTCTTCGTGATGAGGGTCAGGATTGGCAGTCCATCGCGGATGGGCTATTGAACGCCACCGAGAAGAAAGAGCGGTTGGCTACCGTGACAAGCTCTCTGGCTTCGCAGGTTGAATCCCAGCGCAACGCGAACATTCAGGCCGCTGCCGCGTCCAGCAGTTATGCGAAGACGTTGCAGCAGGTTGGCGAGGCGATGAAGACCGTAAATGATCTTCATTCCAAAGGCCAACAGGTTTGGGATGCCCAGAAGAAGGATTTCGACTATACGACTGAGGCTGGCCGTACCGCCGCCGACTCGTTGACCGCTTTGGCTTCCAGTTCGAATGATTACCTGAATGCGATGATTAAGCAAGGTAAGTCGCAGAAGGATGTGCTCGCTAAGCAGAAGGAATTGTCCAGCAACTTCAACGCTCAGGCATCTGCCGCTGGTTTGGACGCCGCTGCTGTTGACGGATTGAACTCAAGTCTGTTGATGACTCCGAAGGAAGTCACCACACAGATCAACGTTCAATCGTTGGAAGCGAAGGAGAACCTGGCGAATGTCGTTGACAGTATGAGCTACCTGTTCCCCGATGGGACACGTAAGCAGGTCAAGGATATTCTGTTGAACTCCATTTGGCAGGGTAAGACCGATGCCAACCAGTTGTCCGACATGGTGCAGAGGCTTTCCGATGGCAAGCATACGGTCGTGATTACCGGCGATAACAAGCTGGCGATTGTCGCGGCCAATGATGTGACCAATGCCGTCATGAAGGTGCCCGCGTTGAAGAAGGTTTACCTCAAGGCCATCACCGAAGGCAAGAGTGATACCGAGGCGTTGGAAGAGAGTATTTCTTCGATTCCGGCGATGAAGGATGCTTTTGTCAAGGCGAAGACCGAAGGCAAGTCTGATTTGGATGCGTTAAGGGATGCCATCTGGCAGGTTCCTGAGATTAAAGAAGCCTACTTGGAGGCGACTTCCTCTGGTAAGAGCGAGGTTGATGCCTTGAAGACCGCGTTGAGTCTGATTCCTCAAGAGACGTTGGCTCAGGTTTCCGCCGAGGTGACCGGCAAGACGGATGCTGATTCGTTGAATCAGGCCATCAGGAATATTCCGCAATTGTGGAACGCTTATCAGAATGCCATCCAGTCCGGTAAGGGCGGTGCCGACGCTTTGCGTGATGCCATCAAGTCGATTCCTCTTGCTTGGGACGCCTATGAGAAGGCGACAGCCGAAGGAAAACCTGAAGTTGACGCACTAGCTGATTCAATCAGGGCTTTGCAGAGCAGGACTGTCACCGTCACCACACAGTTCGTCACTACCGGAAGCAACCAAGGTGAGCATATTGGATACGGTACGATTCCGAAGGCCACTGGTGGCCGTATTTATGGCCCTGGTACTGGCACGTCTGATTCTATTCCCGCATGGCTGTCCAATGGCGAGCATGTCATTCGTGCCGCTGCGGTGAACAAGCTTGACCGTACTGTCGGCCCGAATTTCCTGAACGTGTTGAACGCTACCGGTGATTTGGATAGGGCGGTGTCGCAGGCTCGCACGTCGTATGCGCGTAGTGCGGTTGATATGAGTCGTAGCGCGTATGCGGCTGGTGGGCGTGTGGAGAAGATGATGTCAGGCTTGTATGAGGTCAACGTTCAGGTTCCCGCAAGCACTGGAACGACTGTCAACCAGACGTTCAACACGAAGGTCGTCAGAAGCAATGACGACCTGTATGTTGCCGCGCCGATATTGCATCGGAACGCGTTGGCTGAGGCTAGGAGGTATCAGCGTTGAATGACGACCTGCCTGAACTGGTCGAATTGTCGAACGGGGTGGAAACGCTCACGTTTGACGGTGGCGGCAATGCGAATCCCGGTGACGATGTTCTCCTGATCGGTGAGGATGGTGTCGAGGGTTGGTTCGAGACGCCGGATGATAAGACGGTGATGAGCGAGCGGGGGCAGGGTGATGGGGCGCATGATGTGTGGGCTTCCGACATCCTGTATAGTGCCCGCGTGCTGACATTGCATTTCATTGTGTCAGCTCACGACCGTCAGGGTGTTGTCCGGCTTCTTAACAAGGTTCGCCGCGTGTGCGCGCATAGCAAGGTGCGGTTCCGGTTGAGGGATGCTGGCTACGACTGTTACACGACTGGACGTGCCGCCGTGAAAGCGTCTGCGAAGTATGCGCGTGACGGATGGTTGGATGATTGCACTCTGACCGTCACGTGCGAACGGCCTGAGATATTGAGCATGGATGAGTACACATGCCAGTTGAGCGCGATGCATGTGTCCGGCGGGAACGTCGGATTGCGGTATGGTCCGGGCTATTGGACCGAATGGCAGGGCGCGCGTAACGCTTCACCGAGCCTGATGCATACCGAGTCGAATATTGGTTTGCGTGGGTTGGCTTACCCGTTGAACTACGGGTTGAAATTGGATGGCGTCGGGTCGAACGTCGGATTGTTGTACAACAACGGCACTTCCCGCGCCTATCCGGTGTTCGTCGTGCATGGGCCTATGGATGGCGTGCGTTTGGATTTTCCGGGCACCCAGCAGTCGATTGTGTGCGATCAGACGGTCAGGGATGTGCCGCTGGTGTTGGATTGCCGCAGCCGTACCGCCCAGTTGGGTGGTCAGGATGTGAGCCGTCAGTTGGAGCAGCGTGGTTTTCCCACGATTCCGGCTGGCGGTTCGCTTCGTGTGACTTTATCGAATCTAGGCACCGGTTTCGTTGATTGCAGTGTGCGTGACACTTACATGTAAGGAGTTTTGAATGAGTACCGTCGCTTTGGGCGTGTCTCCCGATACCAATGGCGCTGGTGTGACACCTCTTGTGCATCGTCGCATCATCGGTGCCCAGTGGGCTAATACGGGATTGGTTGACGGGTTGAACGTCACCGGCCGCAGTGACTTGCGGTATAACGTTTCCGCTGGCGTGGCCGTCTGTAGCCGTGGCGATTCGGATGGTAAGACGCTCGCCTATTACGAGGGCGGTAAGACGAACGCCGTCGCGGCTGGCGACCCGTCGAATCCGCGTATCGACATCGTGTGGATTCAGGCCCATAATCTGATGGAGTACAAGGATTCGGACAATTATGTGACCGTTGGCGTCACGCAGGGTTCCCCGTCAGCGAGTCTTGCGGAGCCTACCATTCCGGCTGGCGCTACCATGCTGAGGAAGATGAAGATGCCCGCTGGCGCTTCGTCCACGGCCAGCGCGGTGCAGATGTGGAGCGCTGATTACGCGATACCGTATGGTGCTTCGTTGGGGAAGATTGGCGAGAATTGGGATAGGCGTGACATGACCGGCGATTCGACGGTCAAGAAATACTATTTTGAGCAGCAGATAGATTTCGATTTGCCTTCCGACCGTATGTTGGAATTGTCGTTCAAATGCAATCTGAGTTCCGCTGGCGCTACCTCGTGGGCGGATACGTCGCATCGTACCGAGTGGGCCATCGGCTTCCAGATCGATAACAAGGATTTGGACCATTCGTGCGCGAACTTCGTTTCGTATGGCGCGTGGGAGACGCATGAGACGTCGTATGTGACGGCTGTGAGCAAGGGTCATCATACGGCACGCTTGCGTACTTGGTTGCAGAATGGCAACGCCCCCGTGTTCCATTACAATGCGTCGCAGGACAACAAGGACGCCTTGTGGTGCGGACGCCGGTTCATCATCTGGGATAGGGGACAGGTGGTCTGATGACTTGGGTGGCGTACCTGTATGACACGGTTTCCGGCCAGTTGGCCCAGGAGATCGACATACCGTCGTTCACTTGGTCGATGACCGTTTCGGATTCGAGTTTTTCCACGACGAAGGACAAGGGAGTCGGCGATGACGAGGTGTCCGGCTTGGAACTGCCTTGGACGCAGATACCGGGCGATGACCCTGCCGCCCGTGCCGCAGCCTTGCAGCCGTACAAGCGTGGCCTTGTGTTGTGTTGGAAGAGCGTGTTGGATGACACCGCGTCGATGGGCACGCCGATATTGGCGGGCGCGTTGGGCGTACGCACGTCCAGCTGGCATGATGTGAGCGTGCCTTACGTGAGCATGATGGGCTTGCTGAACGACCGGTATCTGGTGCATGAGGATGCTTTCGGCAAGGATGCGGGCCACACGTCCAAACGGTCGTTCCGTTGGGAGAACCTGTCGTGGCGTGCGTTGGCGTGTGAGGTAATCCGCCAATGCACGAGCGTCAAGCCGGGCGGTGGACTGCCCATCGATTTGCCTTACCTGAACGAGACGGGCACGCATTCGCTGCCTTCCGATGGGTCGAGCGAGGATAAGAACGCTCCGAAGCAGAAGAGCAAGAAGCGTGTGAACACGGCTGACGGGTATGTGGAGACTTCCGTTGACGGTGACACGACCACGATCACGGAACAGCATGTGACGAAGAAGACGAAGCAGGTCACGGAGACTAAACCGTACACGTACAATACGCGCAAGGGCAAGGTCACGAAACAGCATACGACCGTGAAGACGTTGACCACGGCGCAGACCACGGTCGTGAAGAAGACGGTCACGAAGAACTACAAGGATTATTCCGAACGTACCGTGACCACGACCACCACCGTGTACTCGTTCGACGGGAACGGCAACCAGACCGGCAGCACGACTTCGACCGATGGGCCGCATAAGACGATGCTTCCACGGCAGACCGTCGTGGAATACAAGGATTTCAACGTGTCGAACCATCGCGCGGCTGACATTCTGAAGAATATAGCGAACGCGGATGGCGGGCCTGACATGCAGTTCCGGCCCTACTTGTCGGATTCGCAGCATGTCCGGTTCAGGTTCCTCGCCGGTTCGGACGGCGACATCTATCTGAATCAGGACAAGCGATTGAGTCTGTCGTGCTCACCGTATGGTGGCACGTTGGAGAACATCAAGATCGACCGTACCGCACCGTACATGCGCGTGTATGCGACCGGTGCCGGTTCGGATGCCGGAACGATGTGCTTCCAGAGCGAGGATTTGACTCTGGTGAAACGTCAGGACCCGTATCCGCTGCGGGAGACCACCACGAGCGACACGGACGCGAAAACGTATGAACTGTTGGCCGCTGCGGCTGACGGCATGTTGAACGCGAACCGTCAGCCGTTGATGCAGTTGAGCGGCGAGATAGACGTGAACGACTGCGATGCGATGGGATTGCCTTTGCATCCGTTGGGTTCGTTCTGGCCTGGGGAGATGTTCGACATCGCCATAGACGGCTTCCCTGATCTGCCGGACGGCGTGTATCCGATGCGGTTGATGCAGATGAGCGGCGACCAGACCGGCAAGATGACAGTGAAGTTCGACCCTGTGGCAGACCCGACCGCATGATATCAGACCCCACGTTTTCGTGGGGTTTTCTTGTACCCACCCCACGTTTTCGTGGGGTTTTCTGTTTTTGGAGTGTGCGTTTTGGCAGACCATGTTGAAATCAGACCCGATGACGCTTCTCTTCCGTTGACTTTGGCGGATATCGCCCTGCGTAACAGCAATATGCGGTTGACGTACCTGTCCGGCACCATCGCCGTCGATAACGGCGACGGCACGGAGACGTGGATTGGCGGCGGTGATACGGGTGCGGCGATGCCGGGCAGTAATGGCATCATCCCGTGGGTTGGCGATACGACGTCTCCGGGCAGGCCGACCGGTGTGACCGCAGTGTGTAGGACGGAATGCGTGTTCGTCCAATGGGACGGCACTCTTGAGGGTGGTGTTCCCGCCGATTTCGACCATGTGGAATTGTATGCGAAGCCTGATAGCACTGGTGAATCGTTGGATTTGGGCCAGTTGCGTGGGAAGGGCGAGCTTGCCACCGGCGTGCTGCCGGTCGGTGATGTGGTCGAGGTTTGGGCCGTCGCCTATGACAATGCGCATGACGTGAATGGCGTGTCCAAGCCGAACGCCTCCGACGAGTCGGAGCACGCGACCGTCATCATCGCACCTATCGTGTCGCAGCAGGATTTGAATGATACGGCGTCGGAGATTCTGGATGCCGCGAAGTCCGATGCTGCCGCTCAGGTGAAGAAGGTCAGCGACGGGTTGGATTCCGCCCGCAAGGATATCGCCGCGAACACTGACGCTGCGAACGCTTTGAAGAGCCAGCAGACCCAACTGCGTTCCGATTTGGATGCCGCGGCGAAGAAGATCGACGCGAACGCTCAGGGCGTCGATGCAGTCAGAAAACAGCAGGATACGGCTGACACGGCGTTGAAGTCTCTTGGCAAGACCGTCGAGGATAACAAGTCGGCTCAGGATGCGATCAACGCTCAACAGGCCGAGACGAACAAGACGATTGCCGCGAACAAGACGGCTTTGGCTGATGCGTCGAAACAGTTGGAACAGGCGAAGGCCGATATCAAGACGGGTCAGGCTGACTTGGCGGACGCTCGGGAGACTCTGGCCGACAATACGGCGAAGCTCGTTCAGGCTCAGAAGGATATCGCCGCGAACAAGACGGCTCAGACTGACTTGTCGAAGCAGTTGGCTGCGGCGAAATCCGACATCAAAGCCAATCAGGACAGTCTGACCGCCGCGAATCAGACGATTGCCGCGAATCAGACGGCTTTGTCTCAAGCGCAGAAGGACATCGCCCAAACCAAGTCCGATCTGACCACGGCGAATGGCGAGATCAGCAAGGCGAAGGAGTCGGCTGCGCAGGCGTATGCCGAAGCCCATAGCAAGAATCATACGTTTCGTGGGCCGGACGAGCCGAAGGACAATCTGATTGTCGGTGACTTGTGGCTCAAGACCCAAAAATATTGGACCCGCTGGAAGGGTGAGAAGAATAATTCTCCGAGCCTCTTGGCTGACTTCTACACCTACTGGCAGGGCGAAGCCAATAATTCTCCTTCCGTACTCGTGCCGCTGTCGGATCGTGTGATTGACACGCTTGTCTGGGATGGTGCCGCTTGGAACCACATGGGCTATGCCGACGTGGAGCGCAATGCCGACGAAATCGCTCAGGCGAAGTCGGATATCGCGGATAATGCGGCTAAGACCACCGACGCGAAGAAGGCTGCTGAGAATGCCGCTGCCGCAGCGAAGAACGCTCAAGGCACGGCTGACACGGCCAATGGTGCGGCGAAGACAGCGCAGGACACCGCCAATGCGGCCAACGCTGCCGCGAAGAGTGCGACCACCACCGCAGGTCAGGCCAAGGATGCCGCCAATGCCGCCCAGACCGCCGCCGAAAGCGCGAAGAAGACCGCAGGCAACGCGGAGACGCTGGCTAACACCGCCAATGAGTCCGCAAAGTCCGCCAAGTCCGACGCGGCTTCCGCCAAGACGGACGCTTCCACCGCGAAGACGGACGCGGCCAATGCCAAGACCACTGCCGCGAATGCGTCCAGTGTGGCGACCCAAGCCAAGGCCACGGCTGACAGTGCGGCCCAGTCCGCCACCGATGCGGCCAATGCCGCGCAGAAGGCGAATACGGCTGCTGCCGCCGCCGCTGGCGTGGCTAACGGCAAGGCCGACGTGCTCATCCAGAGCACGGCACCGGCCACGTCGATGCGCAAGGCTTCGACCTTGTGGATTGACACGACTGGAGGCGCGAACACGCCGAAGCGTTGGAATGGCAGTGCTTGGGTGGCTGTGACCGACAAGGCCGCTACTGACGCCGCGAATGCGGCTGTCAAGGCGAATGATGCGGCCAAGACCGCTCAATCCACCGCTGACAAGGCGCAGACGGCTGCGGCCAATGCGGCTTCTCAGGCTAATCAGGCTCAGGCGGCGGCGCAGAAGGCACAGACCACTGCGGACGGCAAGAATCTGATCTACCGTGGCCCCGACGAGCCGAATCATGATGGCTTGAAGCCGGGGGACATGTGGTGGAGGACGCAGAAATATTGGACCCGCTGGAAGGGTGAGAAGAACAATTCGCCGTCCATGCTGGCCGATTTTTATACGTACTGGACGGGCGCGCCGAACAACAGTCCGAGCGTCTTGGTGCCCTTGTCCGATCGTGTGGTGGAAGTCCTGACGTGGGACGGTACGAGATTCGAGCCATTCGACCTCGTGGCGAACAACATCCTCGCTGCTGGCACGGTGGCCGCGAAGCATCTCGCCGTGGATTCCGTGACCGCCGAGAAGGTCAAGGCCAATGCCATCACGGTGGACAAGCTCGCCGCAAACAGCGTGACCACTGAAAAGCTGGTGGCTGATGCGGTGACCGCCGCGAAACTCGCCGCCAACTCGGTGCAGGCGCGGAACATCGTCGCACTGTCCATCACGTCCGACAAGATTGCAGCCAATTCCGTGACCACGGCCAAACTCCGCGTCACTGAGGATATGATGGTGGCTCTCCTGAAGGCTCATCAGATTCAGGCGGGGGATATAGCGGCTAACGCGGTCACATCAGACAATATCATAGCCAACGCCATCAATTCAGGAAAGATCGCCGCCAACGCGGTGACTTCTGACAAGATTGTGGCGAACGCTATCACGTCGGATAAGATTCTCGCCAATTCGGTCACCACGGCGAAGCTCAAGGTCACTGAGGATATGACCGTCGCGCTTTTGAAGGCGCATCAGATTCAGGCCGGTGAGCTTGCCGCCAATAGTGTGACCGGTCAGAACATCAAGGCCGACGCATTGTATGGCAAGACGATTCAGGGTGGCGTGTTCCGCACGTCCGATGGGCGGATGGTCATCAATGATGCTGGTATCGTCGCCAAGGCGAAATCCGGTAGGAAACGTCAGGCGTATTACACATATTGGCAGGGCGAACCGAACAATAGTCCGTCCGTGCTGGTGACTGTGGATTTGGCTGATGATGAGTCGTTCGTACTGGATTCTCAGTCGGGCACGGTTGCCTTGTGCGGTGAGATACTGTCCGGCTCCACGATCAGCGGCACGTCGATTGTGGGTAGCGAGTTCCGTACCGCGAACTCGCGCATGTTGCTGAACGATAGCGGCTTGGTGTTGCGGAACACGCAGGGCAAGGCCACTGTCACGTTGAATGCCGCGTCCGGCAGTGCGACGTTCAGTGGCACCGTGACGGGTTCGACGATCACTGGCGGCACGGTGTCCGGCGCTGTGATTACTGGTAGCGCGTTCACGTCTCCTGACGGGAAGACGAAACTGAACTCTTCCGGCTTCTACGTGGGAGACAAACTCTCGTATGATGCTAAATCCGGCGTGCTGTCGTTGAAGGGCAGTATCCAGTCGGGGTCGGATTTGAGTGGCGTGACCGTGACCGGTTCCACCATTCAGACTTCCAGTACTGCCAACCGTGGGTTGAAGCTCACTTCCGGTGGTCTCGTCGCCTACGACGGGAATGGTAACGCGAAGTTCACGTTGAAGTCTGACGGCACCATTCAGATGAATGGCGCTTTACTGACGAACGGTAAGATAACCGCCGCCACGTTGGAGGGTGGCACGATCACCGGTGGAACGATTACTGGTGGCACGATTCAGTCGAGCACCGCTGCCAATACCGGTTTCAAACTGTCCGGTGGAGCTTTGGACTTCTACGACAAGTCGAACAATCGCACCATCCATTTGAACGGTAGCGACAATCTGCTTTCCGGCAGGTTCCAGACCGCATTGTCAGGCCCGAGATTGGAATTGAACAATACGACGGACAGTGACGGCAGTGTGTATGGTCTACTGAAATGCTATGACGCGAATGGTGTCGCATGGTATACGCAGGGACAGTCGCGTGGTTTCAACCCGTCGGGTCAGAACGACCCTGGCGCTTACCGGCGTTTGAACATTGGTATTGACCCGTCGAATAGTGAATTGTCGGTCGTCCGTTTCAATTCCGGCGCTTCACGTATTCAGATGAATGCTGGCCGTGTGGACATCAACGGTGAGGAAGGTTGGTCGAAACATATCGGCGGCTTGGGTATTTACGTGAATGGTTCGCGTATCGACCCTGTCGTGTACACGGATTTGAACGACTGGTTCGTCCCCGCGTCCGGTTGGACGGGTTATGCCGGTGACAGCGGCAAGGATTACCGCAGTCACATGACCGTGATCGGCAACACTTGTTACATGCAGTTGGAATTGCAGCGTTCCGACAAAAAGAGCGTCACGTTCAACGCAGGCAACTACCTCGACATCGGCTGGTTCAAGGGAGGATTCATCCCGAAAATCGGCCTGAACGTGCCCTGCGTCTTCAACAACGGCCAGTATGGCGGCGCGTTCGTTCCCGGAAACACGGTCCCCAGCACCGGGGACCCGGACATCAACGGCGACGGCGTGTACCTGCGCGGTCACCTCCACGTCGGCGCCCGACAGCAATTCACCGCCTGGTGGTTTTCCGTGTCCATGATGTTCACTATTTGATTTTGATGATTGGAGATTGATTATGGCTGATAATGCCGAAACTACCGAAACTACTACTGCGTCTGCGTCTGGCGTTTTGGATTTGCGCCCGCCGAAGGAGAGTTTGAAGGCTGAACTGTATCGTTTGGTCTTGCGGTTCACGTTTGCTCAGGATACTGGTGAGGTTTGGCAGGATGATTCGCGTGGCGTGCGTGCAACGTTTGATGATACTGGCCAGAGTGTCTTGTTGGAGGATATTGTCACTCACGTTACCCGCACCCTCACCTTGGACGAATTGAAGGCGGTTACTCGTATCGACACGATGACCGCCGCAGACTGACCCGGCATTCCAATTTTTTCAACCCCTGCAATCCA